TCAGCCAGTTAAAAGTGTTAGATGTGACTTTTGACTGGCTTCGTTCTTCGACTGTGTCGATATTGTGACATGCTCACTATATTTGGTTAAATGTTGACCGCTAAAGTGTGCGTATTTCTGAACCATTTCTAATGTCTCCCATCCTCCCATTTCTTTAAGTACCATGAGTGGAGTTCCACTTTGTGCGTGCCAACTCGCCCATGTATGTCTGAGGTCGTGAAAAGTGAAATCAGTTATGCCAGAATCATCCAATGCTTGGTAATAGCATTCACGATAATAGTTACTCCTTCGCTTTCCTTCGTTGGAAAATACATAGTCACCATTTTTTTCAATTCCATTTAGAATCTCAATGGCCACGTCATTTAGCGGAACCGGTCTGGCTCGTCCTGACTTTGCATTATCTGCAGTTACATGAGCAACTCTTCTGACTAGGTCTACACTTTTCCATTTAAGCGATAATATCTCGCTTTTTCTCATGCCTGTTAAAATAGCAATGGAAACAAAATCCTTCATCCACTTAACTTTGATGTTAGATAGGAGCAGTTCAGCTTCCCACTTTTCTAGCCATCGAACCCTAACAGTGGGCTCTTTCATTCTTGGTATATAGGATGACTTGGTTAGCCATCCCATTTTGTGTGCCAGTGAAAAAGCCCTTAAAACAAAAGAGCGATATCTATTCTTTGTTGCACTTGTTAACTTACGCTTAGTAATGGGGCTATAATCCGGTATTGCATTTGCAATATCATCACTAGTGATTGATGAGAGCTTTTTTCCACCTAAAATAGCGATAAAATACTTAGAGTAAGCTTGCTTAGTTTTAAAACTTGTTTGCCCCTTGGCATCTTTAAGAGCCAAAATAATTGCATCCTCAAATATCCGATCTGGTTGCTTCTCAAGCTTGTCCTGCTGCCACAGGTCATGCTTTAGTTTGTCGTGATATTCTTGTGCTTTTATTTTGTCTGAGGTGCCAGTAGAGCGTCTAATTCTCTCGCCAGTTGGGGTGGATACATCGACCCAATACTTGCTGCCTCTTTTGTATATTGGCATTTGGTTTTCCTCTTACTACCGACCAAAGCCAGCCGATAGACATTATTGTCGTTAAACTGCGCCTGTTCAAACTTTTTTAGGCTTTCCTTGTTTGCTCTCCATGAGCTACCGACCCTGAACATGTAATATCTAGCAGGGTTGCGGTATACCGTTGAAGATGACAGTCGGATCATCGATGCGTATTCTTTTATTGTATAAAGAGAGTCATCCACCATTAATCTCCTTATCTATCGTCATGACATAGTGATTGAGCCACATGTTAGGTGTGTACTTTAGTTTCTTATCGGATGGTAAATATTTAGTGAATTCTGGAAGGTGTTTGAGTAGAGTTTTGGTTGATATTTCGTTGGTTATTTTTTCGTATTTCTTCAGTTCTTTGTGGCATTTCCTTGCCACTGCTCGCAATCCGTTTTCATGCTCCTGTGGTGTCATAGGCCACCTATGCTATTTTCCATTCATGTAATATTCGATTGCCGATATTCATTAATTCATCTCTATCGACAGTGCTAATTATCTTTCGTTGTTTAATGTAAGGGCGCCATATTAAAAGCATTGAGCCTTTGTTATTCCCGTTAACTGGTTTGTTTGTACCAGCGTTAATAAATGAAATTCTTCCTCCTGTAATTAATCTCACTTCATCAACTGTTTCTAATGCAGAATTAAACCAACCGACAGAAGTATCAGCAGGAATTAACATCACGATAGGCTGTAGTTGCCTTTTACATTGCTCGGCTGCTTTATTAATCCACGGCTGAATTTCACTGTACGGGGGATTCACCCAAATAGCGCCGTAACTTTCCCAATCGCAATTTAGTGAGTCGTCTTTTTCGGTAAGGTAATGAGAACAAAGGTGGTTATTTTTATCTGCGGCGGCATCTAAATAGAAACCGAATTCAGCGTCCAATGCTGTAAATAAAGGTAGGGGAGTTTGCCATCTATCACGCAATTCCTTTGGTGTATGGCTACCTCCGTAGTCAGCCTTCATTCTCCGCATCCTTCATTGATAGAAATAATTCCATGGCAGCGCGATATAAGTTATTACTTCTTGTTCTTTCATTGGCGAAACCATACGCAGGTGACGCAACCCAATTACCGCCGTCGTGTTCTTCTGCAAATACATCAAAGGCGGTACATATCTTATTCTCAATAATAATCGGCATTGCATCGGCTGGGTTGTTGCATGGATTGAATTCACGCCACTGCTCTTTATTGCTCATCCTTGTAACCACGCCGTACCTTGTGACTTCGTACGCCAGTCCTAATTTCTCGGCAACCTTTTTATTAATCTCGAAGTCAGATAGTTCAGTGTATTTATTCATTGATTAACTCCAAATCATCTTCTGCAAACCAAAATGTAAATATCCAATCCGATTCTATTATTTCAACTTGATAAGGGTTTTGTTTGCTAGCATCAATATTCTTTATTTTCCCTTTATAGCCAAAGTCTATATCCTTAACTTTATCGCCGACTTTAAATTTCATTCTATTTTCTCCATCTTATCCCAACCTAATAAATCAGCGGCGGCATTAAAGTTATCGACATAATAGTTGTAATCCCTGTTATATCTAGAACCTACCACATTGTAATAACCTTTATACGCTTCAATAAACCAAGATATTTTAGATTGATATTCGGATGCTAATTCCTCTAGCAAATCTTTTGGAACTTGAATTAGTTCACTTTTCACGAATCACCTCCCCACAAACAACTTCAACATCCCGCACCTACATTATCTGCATAGCACGGCTCTCGCATTCTTGCTGTGTGTATATTTGCTCAGGTAACAGCATTGGATTTCCGTATAACATCATTATCAAAACGAACATTTATATCTCTCCGGGCGTTATTGCTGCGCTCCATGCACTCAAAAATGTGCTTGATTACATCTACAGTCCAAGCGTTGCCATAGGATTTGTATGATTGTGAATTGCTAACAACATTCTCGCACCAACCATCAGGGAATGTTTGTAGCCTGGCGCATTCGGTTGGGGTTAGTTTTCTATAAGAAAGCTTGTTGTTTTCTTCCCAGGAGCAAGCGGTTAACGTAGGTGATTTTTCTGTAAACACAGCGCCTTTATTTTTTCCTCGAGGACGTTGATAGATAACATGCCCATTAAAAACAAGTTGGCGTCTAGATTTGTTAAAGTATTGACTGGGGTTAGCACCTTTACTGTAATTAGCATCGATACAATATGATTTATCTCTGTCAGATATATAATCATCTACAATTACATCTTTCAGTAATAAACCTTTATCACTAGGCTGAGATACAGGGAAATTAGTCCAGTAATAACGATTTCTATTTTGAGCGCTAACCAACGCGCTATTAATTAAAGTTTTAAATACTTTGCCTAATGCGTTTTCAGTATGAAGCGTAATGTATTCTTCAAACTCCTTTTTCATTTTCACATTTTCAAGCATGAATTTAGCGTGTGGGTTTTTATCAAGTACATGGCTCATTATGTCTAGCGTTACCCAAAATAATTTACCACGCTCATCCTTGTCGCCTAATTGCTTTCCAGCTAGTGACCAGCTTTGACATGGGAAACCTGCTGTAACTAACCCTACGCTTGACCAGTCAGTATCCCACTCACGCCAGTTATTAACATCGCCTAATTGGATATTATCTGGATAATGAAACTCAGATACTTTATTAGCGAATTTATCTATTTCAGCGATGTAATATTTATCGAATTCAATTCCAGCGCGAGACAATGCTAATCGCCCAGCGGATATACCGTTGAACAAACTTAAATATATCATTTCGATTTCCTATAGATGTGCATAACCCTGCATCACAAGCAGTAATACATATCCGATTATTTGCATGGTTATTTACTTTTTAATTAAATCAGCTCGAATATATAATGTATCGGTTGGAAACTCCCTGTCTGAGCTCCAAGTTACATCACCGCTATATAAATTAACTGGGTATACAGGTTTATTTTCCTCCTCTGGTTCAGGGTCAACTTGTAGCCATATTAATTCTGGCGAAGTAGGGCAATTAATACTTTCTGGTAAGTTATTAATTAAACTCTCGCGTGATGCTTGCCAGCTAATCCACATTAAATCTACATATTGGTCAGCATAATTTAATCCGTTATTAGCAAGTTTAAGTTTTGATTCAAATTCTGACGGGTCGCTAAGTTTCTTTATTGTCTCTTCAAACTGCTGCCTTGATTTATCCATCACTCCACCTTTTTAAACGTAATTACCCACACCCATTCGTTATTCATCCAACTATCAATTCCGTATATTCCAATCCATACAGCATAGAAGTCAGATGTATATGAATTTAATTCCCCATCGAAACCTTCAGCTTTAGCATCGCTTTCACTGATATCATTTACTTGCTGCAACCAAACATCAGTAATTTCAATTTTCCCTTTGATATTACCGTCTTTATCCGCAATGTTAATGATGTCGCCAATCTCACCATACGGGCAATCAACATCAACAAATCCATGGCGCCACGCTGCACACACTTGCTCTGACAAGGTGTAACCTTCCTGCCATGCACCAAACTTGCGTAACTCTTCCTCGGTTACTTTTGGCTGTGGCTCAATCGGTCTACGTGTCTGCGTTTTCTTACCATCCATGACAGCGGCTAACATTGCATCGTTAAACTTGATTCTGTCTTTCATATTCACTCCTCTTATTGCATCTATTTAATCGATATGATTAAAATAATTCATCATTGTTTTTAATTTATGACCTATAGTTAATTTGAACTTTCTAATTATTTTTGAAGTCCTCGCCGATGCTTCCTGTGTCGGCATTTTTTTATCTAGCTTCCTTGCTAAATTCCATGCCTTAACTATTCTTAAATTGCTTACACAGAGAAACTATAAACATATCTAGACAACCTCTTGCCGTCCGTTCCGTGGCGGCATTTTTTATTCTTTACATCCCTGCGAGTTAAATTATTCCTTATCCCAGTCTGGATATAGCTTTACCAGTTCACGAATTAATGGTCTGGCATATTGGTTTGGTATGTTTATGTAATCAAAGTTAGGGTTTTCTGTGTTTTCTCCTATTTCTAGAACATCGCTAAATTTTCCCATTCTTATTTCTTTTACTTCGCCTTTAAATTCGATATCAATATGGCTATTTAATTTCATATCTATCTCCTGTTTGCATCCTTGCGTATTAAATGAACATGAGAATTTTTCTCATTGAAGTAAAAAACATTGATAATACTCCAGTCTCATGTATTTTTTATGTGGAACGAAAGTTCTGATTTTCCTTGGTCTACCTTGGCCATCTTTAGGTCTACTCAAGCCGTCACTATGTCTCTCCCGATGTGTGTGACGGTATTTTTTTGCATCCTTGCAAATATATCCTTTGGTTAATTAAAGAATTCCTTTGCGATATTCTTTTTCCAAATAAGTTTCTTTCGCGCTAACTTCGATACTTCCCTTAAGTAATTCTCGGTTAGCTTTCCCGATAGGGTTATCTGGCCTTATGTCCAGTCCCTTCAACGGTCTAGACATAGAGTCATGGCGATTAATAATTTCCTGCCTTTTCCTGTCAACTCGGTCGCATACTTCATCAAAATGCTCTTCGCAGGAATGAAAACCTCGGTATTCATACCCGTTATAGTCATCAAGTTCTTTCTTGCATAAGCAACATTTATCCATGGTTATATCCTTTGGTTAAATCACATAAATAGCGTGGCGTGGGTAGGGGAGTCCGATAGGAGCGAAGGGAATATTGTCATCCCAATCCATCGGTGGCTCATTCTGCTGAGGTTGTCGCGCTGGCTGCTGGATTCCTGCCTGATTGCTGTTGCTTTCTTTTCTATTACCTAGGATTTGGATTTCTTTGGCCTTAAAAATAGTAGAGCTACGCTTTTGCCCTGTTTGTTTATCTTCCCACTCCTTAACTTCGACCTTGGCAGTGATACGCACCTGAGTTCCTTTCTGTGCGTTTCTATCCATGTATTCCGCTGAACCTCCCCAAGCTTCACAGCGAACCCAAGTGGTTTTATCAATCCACTGCCCGCTGTCATCTTTTCGCGATTCTCCAATAGCTACTGAAAACTGCATTATTGCTGAACCATTAGGAATGTAGCGCAATTCCAACCCGCCAATCCTGCCAGTAAAGTTGCATTGGTTCATATCAGCCATTAGCTTTCTCCATATCTTCCTTTCTGGCTTTGTATAGCGTTTCTAGTTTCTCTAGGCTATCTACATCACCTGTGAATTTCTTTTTCAACCATTCGTATGAATCATCAAGTTTTTTTGAGTCCATTGAGTCAATTTCTTGATTAAATCGAGTAAGGTAATCCATGTTTGTTTTTGGTTTTTCAACCTCAAGTTTTTTAACCCGATGTTCAGCCCGCTTCCCTCGTGAAACAGAAAGCATTAGAGAAAAATCACCTTCAATGTCGCTCATTGCGTGAACTTTTATCCCACCGACAGCAACACCGCCAAACTTAACGTTCGGGTCGCCTTTGAGAGTTAGCGATTTACCAACCCATTCATGACCATTATTTCCCCAGCCATCAATTAACACTCTGCGCATTGATTTTGATGGCTTATATGGGCGACCGTCATAACCAACGAGGTCGATAAATACTGGTTGGTCTTTAGAGCCTTCTCTTACTGATTTGATAGTTGCTGTTATCGGGGTGGATTGAACATCTTCAAAGTTAAGTTGATCTGACTTTGGAATGATTGTGCGTGATAAGTCCATTAGAGATACACCTCATCGTCTAAATATTCATCATCGAATAAGTAATTAGGAACATTGATTTCACTCGATGGAAGAACCATTCCCTCGGTTCGTAGTGATTCGTCATCAATGCATTCTTTAATTTTGCGTAATGCTTCGTGCATATGCTTATAACCAAGTTCCAGCGATTCCGTGCCGATGAAATACATACAGTTGGTATAAGGCGGTTTGTTTTGAAGTGCAAAGAAGCAAAACTGGTCTAACTCAATTCCTGTAGTTAGCTTTAAAACGTATAGATAAAAGGCGGCTTGAATATGGTAGTGATATTTACCGAATGCCTGACTAAATCCTCTCTCAGTTGCATCCATGCAACTTTTGACATCGAGCGGGTAAGGGTGAGCGTCTGATAATCTATCGAACCGACATTTAAGCCTTAACCCAGTGATTGGACATTTTGTAAACATCGATACTTCTGATTTTCCCTTTGCTGCCATGTAATCCATAAAATCGGCATTCATCAGTGCTGACTCAATCATATTATTGATTGTTTCTACTTCGCCATTTATTAGAATATTGTCAGCGTTGTAGGTTTTCGCTAGTTCCTTATATTCCTTTGATGCACGAGTTTTTATTTCTGGCTCAAGTATAAAATCACTTTCAAATACTTCAGGCTCCAGTAATGCTGCATGAATTGCCGTTCCAATCTGTGCCGATTTACTTCCTTTAAATGGGTTAAAATACAGATTGGCAGGGCTAACACTAATAGCTTTGACTGACGTTGAACCTATCGCTTCATCTTTGTGATAGTCTTCATTACTCAGCCCGTAAATAATTCCTTCTCTCATTGAATAATCCTCTCTTTCAATACATCCTGTATTTTCTTTAGAATCCTATCCTTAGTTGATTCAGATAATTGCCGAAGCTCCTCTCCGTCAATTTCGTTGTAAATATCAATAGCTATTTCTCCAATCTCAAAGTTGGGGTCATGGCCTTTGAGTTGAATATTCATGCTGCGTCCTTACGTGAATGCCTTTACTCCACGATTATTAATTTCATGCTGAATGAGATTTGTACGCTCCATCGATGCTTTCATTTTCCATTGGAAAACTAAGTCGTCGATTTGCTCATTTGTCATTTCAGACTCGCGAAGTAGGGTGAATATCTGCTGTTTTGCGTGTTTCTGCTTTGCGTTCATGCTGTACTCCGTATGCTGTTTTTAATGTTTCGTTTGCTTCGCTCCATCCGTTCTCATCCTTGAGATAACGTGCAATTCCAGCTTGCTGTTGAGCTAAACAAAGTTTGTATTTATCAATATTCATGCTTACCTCTGGATGTGCGAAACCTGTGCTAATCTTTCGATAGCGATTGTTATTTAGGTTCTGGTGTTGGTGCGGTGGGTTACTTGTGCTCGAGTGCGTTTTGATGCTGCGCTGTCATTACAACCATTTCAGCAAATTTATCAGAGACGTTTTTACGAATTCCAGCATTAACAGCTTCGGTGATTTGGCGGTCAATATCTTTATTGATACCTTTTAATTTTTCCTGAACGACATCTTTAACGCGCTTGTCGGTTAGCCAAGTAATTAATCTTGTGCCGTTTCCATAACCATCAGTAAAGCTTCCTTGGTCATTAACTTTCTTTTCCATCAGGTTATCGAAAGTTCTTTTAATGAGGTCGGTAATTGTAAGGCAATCTTGCACATCACCCCATTTGTCAGTAACAGTCACTTCTTTTTCTAGCCACTCATCAGCAAATGTTATTGCTTTTTGCTCAATTGCTTTTTTCGCTGCCGTGATAGAATCACTGATAGCTTGATTTATTTGTTCAGATGCTTGCTTCTCTACTTTAGCTAAGCACTGCTTTGAAATTGCACCCTTGACGCCTTCTATGATTTGATACTTAACTTCTTCATCAATGTTTCCATCTTCTTCTAACCAATCTAAATCTACTGTGATATTAAGTTTCATGATTAATTCCTTATGTGCGTATTCCTCACTATTAATAGCGATATGAATGATTAAGTGGTGGGTTACTGTTGACCGAGGGCTTTTGCGATTGCTAGAGTGGCGATTCTAACTTGGCGACAACTTCGTCGAAATCAACTTCAAACTCTTCGCAGTAGTCTCGCAGTACAGTAAATTCAATGGAATTGTTTACAGCTTGAGCCTCATCCTGAGTAAACAAATCATCACGGTAGTCATAGAATGCTGCGGCTGTTAATCGACCACCTAAAATATCCGTTCCTGCACTTATTGTCGGCTCCTTGCCATCTTCATACTCAACTACGAATGTCATTTTCCCCATATATCACCCCCTAGCCTTTAACATTGCATCTGCCAGTTCATATGTGGCTTCAGCTAAAGTTTCTAATTCCCATAATCTGGCGTGACCATCTCTATCTCTCTGCATCGGGCTATTTGCATTTCCGCACCACGCTAGTAATATTTTTACTGCAAGGTCATCACGAAACTCACCTGTTTTATCTGTCATACTCCCTCCGTTATTAACTAAACACGATGCTAGCTGTTTTCAATCTTTCGCATTGTGTCGAAAACGCTCCAGTATTTTTCCCAATCGTAGATATCGTATTCTTCTGTTTCTTCGTTCCAATCACCACTAAACGGGTTTTCACATACTGAAGTTAACCAGAAACCAATAGCAGGGTAGTCAGGGTTACTTTCGAATATTTCAGCAATTCGAGGCCAGTGATTTACACGCTCCTCATTTGGCTTGAAATCAACTAGATAATCCCTTATGCATTTAGCAGCCTCTGCATAGTGTTCTTTTTTCACATAGCAATTATCATAGGTCATCGCTAGAACTGCGCGTTGGTGATAGGGTATTTCTTTGTTTTTATACAAAGGCCATAAACTATCTATAACTCTTGAATACCCAAAATCATCACAGCCTAAATACTTAATAGCCATGTCATTCCATATTACAGGGCCTGAGCCAAATCCATTTTGTAGCTCTTCAATGCAACCGTGGTCTTCATTAGGCCATACAGCAACAATTGTTGTTACACTCATCTCTATCTCCTATCTATTAATCAACTCACCAACCTATTGATAATCCACACTCTCGCAGTGGACGCGCTCATGCCCTTGAGTTCATGCCGCTCAATCGCCGCTAATAACTGGTGCGTATTTGGCTTGTACGCTGCTTTACCAGAGCTATTTGTAATATAGGAACCTTGACCCGTCGCTACACAGGCTAGCGATCATGCTACTCAGGGGTTAGTCACTACCTAACCTTTGCCGATATGCGGCTGCGGTCTATCCGTTTTACTTGTTACATAAATCCTCCGATTCAAACGGTACTTTTCGTAAAGGCGTGACCGATTTAACGCCTATATTTATTGTCGTGCTGTCAAAAAAGCCATCTCACCACAGCCCACCTTGATGGACTGTAATTAGTTAACTGTTACCGATTTTCTGCTGCTCAAGTGCCCTTGCTATCATTGCAGCTGTGCGTATCGCCCATTTATCAATAATTACTCCGTTTTCCTTCACTAGAGCCATTTCCTCTGGTTTAACCATACACTCCGCATCAAGTTTGCAGCCTTTGCATTTTTTGAACTGGCTGCACCATTCGCTAGTGTCAATAGTCGTATTCATACGGATAGTCCTGATATTGACGCATGTCATCGTCTGGATGCTCGTCGAATTCTTCGATATCTTCTTCCATATTCATCCCCTTGCTGTGACTGAACTGTCACTCATAATCGGCTTGCATAGCCGTTGTTGCTTGCGTTGTACATCGGGTATGTCTTTTATCCCGATAAGTAAGTTTGCCAGTACATCTGTTTCATCTACTGGTTTAATAATCGAATCACATATTTCTTCCACTGAGCGGCTTTTCTGTTTAGCTTTTAACTCGTTACGTTGCTTGTAGTACTCTCCGTTACGTTTATATCTGCGCATCTTTGAGTTTTCTTTCGCTGGTAAAAAAGTAATTGCTGTCATATTTGCCTCCTAAGTGATCTTTGGTGGTGATGCCGGATGCCTCCGGTAGCTGTCTTTCGCCAACAAGGCGACTGCTTGTCTTTTTGACCATCACCCCAAAAACCACTCAGTGGTTGCTCTGAGAAGTTCCTCTGAGCGTTCCGCTATGCCGTACTGTATAAACCACACGTAATCGGCAAGATGTTAAAGAGCATTTATCTCAGGGTGTGTGCCTTTGATGTGGTTAAATATAACCAGCGGTGATTTTAATGTCAACACCGCAGGTGATAATAATATTATTGGCGGTGATACTTTATTGAATTTAAATGATATTTATTTTCAAAAATTATTTATCTTGGGAGGGAAATCACACTGACCTGAACGAAATCAGTGATAATTTGTCTAAAAATCATTACCAAAAGGGGGGCTTATGAATTTAGATGACGAGAAAGTAGTAAAAGTGGTAATGGAAGTGGGCAGCGCGGTATTTAGACTACTAGACAATACCGACACCATAACCAAAGAAATGATTATTGATGAACTTGAGCGATACCGTAAAGAGGTAACAAACACTGTAGCGCGCCGCGTGAAATGAAAAAGCGTTTCACTGAAAATGAGAAACGCTTTTAATTCTGAGTTTTTATCAAATTAAGTGAATCAAATTCTAGTTACGCTATTTTTTTCTCATTTTGGTAAGTTTGCACAAATTTTAAAACATCCCTGATTAATCTCTCTCAAACCCGCCAATCATCCAGATTCTTATCCGCGAATTCCCGTTTATTTTCGCCAATTCCCTATCTCTTTTGTTTCTCATTGTTTGTGGTTCATATCAAACACCTTACATAAAGGCGCTTTACGGGATGCCGCTCAAGTGGTTAGAAGTATGGGGAAGATTGGATAGGGCACAAAAAAGCCCTCGCGGGGAGGGCTGGGGTTATTTTTTGAACTGCACGTAACTTTCCATGTTCATAAGTGCGCTTGTTGATGATTTTATTCTTTCTTCTCTCGCTTCACTTGAAAGTGCCTTGGCTTTCCTTTTGCAATTTAATGCCGTAGCAAGATCGTGTCTACGAGGGAACTTGTCAGCCTCGCGGATTTTCATAATAAAACCTTATTTGGTAAGAATAGAACGTAGGTCGCTCTCTTTTACTGCATCCATGCAATAACTTGATATTCTTTGTCTGTTACCATTAGATAGTAGCTTTGTTCCATAACAACTACCATTAACAATGTCAAATTCTAACTTAAGATTAGCATTACTAGCATCATTAATCCAGATTGTCTTTTCTTTTTCAGAAAACATTCGCCAATGAAGAGAGTCTGAATTATTTATTTTTGACAAATCATTCAAAATTAATTGAACTGATTGATATCTATCCTTTGTGTTTTTTTCTAGGCACTTATTGATTATTTTTTTTATTGACAGTGGGATGTGTGGCGGATAGTTTTTTAATGGAAATCTACCATTAATTATTTCATCAATGGGATTGCCGGTGCTAATGATTTGTTGTACTTCTTTTTCGAATTGAGACAAGCCAACAGCCATTACATACATTGTTACGCCAGCTTGATATATATCGAAAGTAAAATCTAAATCATACGTACCAAATGCTTCAGGTGCCTGAAACTTTGTGTATATCTTTGTTGGTGTAGCGAAGCCATCGTTATCGATTTTTTCAGCTAAGCCAAAATCAGACAAAAGAGCCTCGTTTCTTTCTGAGAGTAAAATATTATCTGGTTTTATATCAAAGTGAATTAACCCTTTAGTATGTATATGATACAAGCCACTTAAAAACTGGATTGAGTATCTTATAACCTCATGACATGTGAGGTTATTTCTGTTCATTAAGCCTTTAATTGACCCTCTCTCATAGAAAGGAAGACCTAGATAAATAAAATTATCGTTTTGTGCTGCATATTGTATTTGAACAACGTTAGGATGGCTGCTTTGGTATAGTTTTCTTGCTTCATTAAAGTACTCATCACAATCAAATTTATCTTTCTTTATTTCCTTTATAACTAAATTACTATCAAGGTTCTTATCATATGCAAGGAATACTCGTGAGTTTTTACCTTGCTCATCTAATTCTCTAATTTCTTTAAACGATATACGTGCATCAATCATGACTGGCCACCGCTATAGCAACCATTAAAGCTTCATTGGTTGCTTTTTTAAATTTAGAATTATCTATGTCTTTAATTTTTTGTGATGAATCTAAAATTTGGTCGTATTGTTTTTTGTTAATTTTCAGGTCTTTTATTATTGTGCTTGACCTCATTATAGAAAATGCGGATAGATTGCTACTAGAGAAAGCCTCTTGAATAACTGCTTCTAGATAGTATCGAGGAAGGCTTTTATTCTTCGCTATACCTTCTGCCACCCGCAGGGCTGCTCTCTCCACCTTGTACTCTCTCAACACATCCAATATGTTATTACGTATATATTTAAGTTGCTCAGGCGTATCTAGTGCTTGCGGTACTGTAACTTTATCAACACAAAGCAGTTTATTTTCATCGCTACAGTAAACAACAAATGAGATTTGTTTTGGTTCTGCTCTAATTCCTAATGTTATCATCACTCAATCCTTTATCAACCACACCCTAAAACGTGTCGTCACTCTGCATTGAAAATCGAAATCCAAGCAAAAGGCTCTTCTGCAAACTGTAATACTGCTCCAACTGCTAGCGCTATTATTAACATAACAATCAGCAGCTTATTTTTACTGATGAGTTCTAATAATCTTTTCATATCGAACCCTCACTAATTATCAAATGCAATCAGTAACAATAGAATGATATCCAGCACCGCTATAACAACTAGCAGTATTATTATGTTGGAGTTGGATATCAGCTCTAGCAGCTTCTTCATATTAAAACGTGTCATCAGGCCACTGAGACTTAACCACTTTGCCTATAATCTGGCAGTTACCATTAATTGGAATAAGGTCAAACCGTGGGTTTAACGGCTCCAGATAATCTTGCCCTGACTCTCTAATCAATCGCTTAAATGTGAACTCATCACCGTGTAATCTAGCTATGCAAAAATCACCAAATTCTACATCCTGGTCAGGGTCAACAAGTATCAGCATCCCTTCAGGGAAGCTCGGGCGACCGCCTTGAGGGGCTGTCATTGAGTGACCTTCAACCTCTAACCAGAATGCGCTATCACTTGCCTTTTTGGCTGTTGGTATCCATGCGTAAGCATCTTTTTCTGTATATGAATTACTGTTTTCGGTGAACGTTCCTGCTTGCACTTTAGTAAGCAATGGATACATGTATCTATCTCCATTAGATACTATCTTTTGCTCAGATACTGAGTTGAACATTCTCCTGATCTCTTTAGCCAATAACGGGCTGAAATCATCTACAGAAACCTCCAAGGCTTCTGCTAGTTTAACTGCATTCTCTACGTTAATTGCATTAACGCCATTTAATAGCTGTGCAACCGCACTCTGTCCCATGCCAATAGCATCACCTAGAGACTCTTGGGATAAGCCAAGCTCTTTCTTTTTTGCCTCAAAAATGGCTTTTAGCCGCACTGCATCGGCTTTTTGTTCGTCAGTGATTGGTTTCTTTTTCATATGTTTATTTTATTACCAAATGGAATATTTACCAATCACCGCAGGTGTTGACTATTTTATCACTTGCGGTAATAATAAATAAAAAAGGAGGAAGCATGGAAAGAATCCCATTAACAGCATTTGCTACAGAGCTAGGTCAAAACAAAGCAGCGGAATTGCTTGGTGTAAGACAAAGCGCTATTAGCAAAGCAATCTTAAAAAAACGAAATATTTATGTAATTAAAAAACAAGATGGAAGCGTTGAAGCTGAAGAAGTAAAAGCATTTCCATCTGGCAAAAACGAATAGATAAATCGCTCTTTAACATCTGAATATAGATTTGCTTTCCCTAGGGTAACTATAGGGTGTCTATATTCTTTGGAATCGCTCAGAGGAACTTCTCAGAGCAACACACTCACAGGATCGTGAGCAACGGACTAACTACGTCAAAAGGAATTTAACAAATGGACTATGCAAAAACTATAAACATCACATGTAAGCCTGAAATTCTCGAAAGTTACTTTTTTAAGAGAATGCTAGACGAAGGTAATAACTCGTTCGCTAGTGAAATGGGAATACATCCAACAGCATCAAGCCGAGAAAAGAATCGGATATTCAAACTAGCTTGTAAGGCAATAGCTCATTACGGGCTACCTGCGGAGGCTGTATCAATGCCTGAGAATTCTAGAAGCGTAGTGATTGAAGGTGACTATGCAGAACGGTTAATTCAGGCGCTGGAAAGAAAAGGGAAGGTAAAAAGAAATGCCTCAAATCTGGCACAAGATGAGGCTCAAATTGAACTACTTTAAGGAATCAATAATTGCAGGAGTGATTATACATGAGAAACAAATTTAATTACAGCGCTGTGCATAAAAACGTCATGCGTGATCGGGCTAATCGCTCGGTCACTGAGCAGGGAGCTAAATTGCTTAGGTCAGCATTGGATGATGCAAAATTACGGCTTGAGCATCGTCAGGAAGTCACCGGAGGGAAACAACATGAGTAACGTTGCATACGCTGATTTTAGCAACCAACGACGGCTAACAGAGGTAAAAGTGAATGACGGTGATGACTTCATTAAAACACCTCGTCAGGTGAAAAAATACATGATGAGCATTAGTAACCAATATCTGACTTACAGACAGTATCGGATTATTGATGCGATCATCGATAAAACATGCGGCTGGCATAAAGATTTTGACCGCATTACTAATACTCAAATCACTGAGATGATAAAGCTGCATCATACTCATGTTAGCAAGGAAATATCTGAACTTATTGAAAGAAAAATTCTGATTAAACAAGGCAATAAGGTTGGTATAAACAAAAATATTAATGAGTGGATTTTAGAGTTTAGCCAAAACAGCCAAACATTAGCTAAATCAGCTAATAAAAGTTTAGCTAAAACGGCTAATGAAGATAAGCCAAATCAGCTAAACACAATAGATACTTATTCAATAGATAATAAAGATAATAAAAACACTATGAGCGAAGAGGTTCGCTCGACGGATGAAAAATCGAATTCTGAGCCTACAAAACAAGATCCCTTTATCGAGCCATTCGAAAAGATATTTTGGATTGCAGGGATGCGGAAGGTTGGCAAGGACAAATGCAAGACGGCATTCAAATCGAAATTCAAAGAGTGGCGGAAAGAAACTGGCGGCTCAATCGATGAGTTTGCCAAGTTCCTTGCTGATGATATTCAGTGCAGGTTACGTACTCAGCAATTCGGATTTGATAAAATGCATCCGACAACCTACCTAAACGGCAGTCGCTGGACTGACGAGAAACCAGAGTTACCACAACCTACAACGCAGCAATCATCCATCACGGTATCCAAAAACGGTCTCGTATTCTACTGAGGCGAAAATGAAATCAACTATCAAATCAATGTTAATTCGTGGTTATTGCTACGGGTGGCTAAGTGCTGATTTCGTTCGGTACTGGTTCAGGAAATTAAACTTGAGGGAAGCTTAATGACAATCACGGAACTGTCAGATCGCCTTTGGGATGATGTTGACCGAGTGGCGAAGTATTTATTGCCTAACGGCAAAAAAGAGCATAACGAGTGGGTAGCTGGTTCGGTAAATGGTGAATCAGGTAAGAGCTTGAAAATAAACCTTTCTGGTAAAAGAGTTTGGTCTGATTTCGCTGAGGGGATTGGTGGTGACTTACTGGATTTGTGGGTTGAAGTTAGAGATTGCAGCTTGCATCAAGCCATGACCGAGGCTAAGCAGTATCTAGGCATTCACGACGATGATCACCACTTTTCAGCCAAGAGCCAAAAGAAATTTAGCCGACCTAAAAACGAATCACTCAAGAAAAACATTCGCAAAACTGAAAATTGTTTTACCTACCTAGAAGGTCGGGGGATCAGCAGAAAAACAGCCGAAGAATTCAAGGTTTGTGATGCTGTAGTCTGGTCTCATGATGTTAACCGTGAATTACCAGCCATCGCTTTCCCGTACAAGCGAGACGGTGAATTATTGCAGGTAAAGAGAATTAGCACCGAGCGACCAAATGGCAAAAAGGCCATTTCAGTTGAGGCAGATTGTGAGCCTTGTTTGTACGGTTGGGATCAGATACCAAAAGATGCCAGAGCGGTGATTATTTGCGAGGGTGAAATTGATTGCATGAGCTATCACGAATATGGGTTAGCCGCGTTATCTGTACCATTCGGAGGGGGGAAAGGAGCTAAACAACAATGGATTGAGTTTGAGTATCACAACCTAGACCGTTTTACCGAGATTTGGCTGTCACTGGATGCTGACGAAGTAGGTCGAGAAGCAGCAAAAGAGATTGCTAATCGACTTGGTGAATATCGTTGTCGCCTTGTTTCACTGCCAAAAAAAGATATCAACGAATGTCTACAGGCTGGAATTACCCAAGAAGAAATCATTAAGTACCTTGAAACCGCAACCTACTTTGACCCTGATGAGTTATGCAGCGCCCGTGAGTTTATGCAGGACACTATCCAAGCATTTTACGGCAAAGAGCAATATCTTTTCAGAAGCCCATGGGAAACATTAAATCACCAATTCAGCTTTAGAGAATCGGAATTAACTATTCTAAATGGGGTGAACGGTCACGGTAAAAGCGAAATACTAGGTCACATGCTTTGCGAGGCAATGAGGCAGGGGGCTAGGGCTTGCGTCGCATCGTTTGAGCTTAAGCCAGCGATATTTCTCAAGCGCCTAACACGCCAAGCGACCTGCAATAAACTACCGACAAACATGGAGATTGAATCAGCCTTTGGATTTTATGACGATCGCCTTTGGTTATTTGCGCTAACAGGAACAGCGAAAGCCAAAAAGCTATTGGAAATATTCCAGTATGCAAACCGACGTTACGGAATAAACCTTTTTGTTATCGATAGCTTGATGAAGTGCGGAATTGATGACGATGACTACAACGGACAAAAGGAATTTTTAGACGCAATATGCGACTTCAAAAATAAAACCAATAGCCATGTCATTCTGGTGACTCACAGCCGAAAGTCAGATAGCGAAGATAAACCCACAGGGAAGATGGACGTGAAAGGCTCAGGTTCAATTACTGACCTAACAGATAACCTGTTTATCATCTGGCGAAACAAACGCCGCGAGAGAGCTTTACAGAAGCTTCAAGCGGGTCAGCAATTAACACCAGAGGAACAGAATCACACCGCAGAACCAGCATCTGTGTTGTGCTTGGAGAAGCAAAGGAACGGTGAAGGGTGGGAAGGTAAGATCCCATTATACCTTGAGGAGCGTTCGCACCAGTTTTTAATCATGGATGGCGGCTCACCATACAATTACATCGCTAATATGCCTAACTCTGAATATGACCAAGTATGGCAAAGCGAACACGTCACCGAGTACTAACACACCAAATCATAAGGACTTCTAGATATGCGAAAAGCAATTCACATTGACGATTATATTAGTAGGAAACAACGGCTTCCGAAGATGTTCCGAGCTGTTCGGGTTCGCGTCGATATTAGCGATGAATACGATTTAGATGAATACATGGAAGCTGCTGTGATGATTCGCCGTGTAATGTCACCTGATGGTGGCTGGCGCTGGCAGGTGATAAAAGACAGAAATCAAAAGGATATCTGGCAATACATGGATGACCTGAAGCGGTTACGTGAACGGTTTGATTATCATTACTCACTGCTTTTTAGTTAAAAGGACTTCTAGAATGAAAACCAAGCAAACCAAGATGAAGTTAACGCTATTCAGACTTGGGGATGATTTCAAGCTAAAGAAATTTAAAGTAACACACCACAATGGCGAGACTATTCTTGAGCAAGATTTAACAGTTAAAACTGATGATTGCGGGAGAGTTGAAGTCGACATGAGTATTGATGATTTCCCAAGCATTGATAATGAAATCGAAGCAATACTGAAATATGCAGACTGGCTAGAACGCATGGGAATAGCAATACGCAGAGAAGCTAAGCGGGCAATTAAGCGAGGTGTTGAGTGATGAAAGGAGCAACGTTAACAGAAAGAGATGCAGATATTTTAATTCTAACTAAAAAGCTGCTCGAGCTGGAAGAGCTACAAGCCAAGAGACCAACCGATGAGAAGGATATTGTAATCAAGGCTATTGCTTATCGAATTCGCCATATCAGCATGGGAGGCATCTAATGCAGGGAACTAATTGGGTTAATACAAACATGGAATTGCCAGAAGATGGTGAGCCAGTTTTACTTATCAGCGATGGTGAAATATTAGCTGGCGTTTACAGGCTTGAATGGAACTCTGTAGAAGGTGAAATGCAGTGGTTTCTTGATGATGTTGTGGCGCCACTACCAATACCTGATGCAGATTACTGGATGTATTTACGCGATTTGCCAATGCCAGAGGGTGAATGATGATAGAGAACAAAAACGGGAAAGTTAATCACTTCGTCTTGAAGTGCCAATTGCTGAAATTCACAGGGCATTATGCAGACAGTGATTACATGGAAAGTATCGCCAGTGAAATTCTAGATAAATACGATATCTACGAAAAGAAACGGTACCGAGAAACCACACTAATTCAGCGAATAAATCATATCTGGGTAATTCCAATTTTTATGATTTGCATTATTCCGCAATGGCTAGTCACTGGGAAAACAGGTGTTAGGCCATCAAGCAGGGTGGGAAAGTTGGTTAACTGGCTGATTGGTAAGCCATAGTACATTGAACAGGAGAGCTAACAGTGATTTACGACCTGAAGTTACCGAACTGGGCAACGCTAAGTAATTGTCCGTTTTGTAATGCACAAGCCGAGCTAGTAGCAGACGGTGAAGGCGTGTATGCAGGATGCACTGGCAGTGAATGCACAATAAAGCCAATAACTCTAACTTACGCCACGAAGCGCGATGCTATCAGGGCATGGAATTGGAGACCATAGGAGGCTAACTTGGAAGCAGATTTCCTCTTCCACGAATCAACCAAAACCGCAGCATGGCAACACCTCAAAGAAGCTCTAGCAACAAACCAACCACACCGAATCATTATCAAGCCTTGGAAGTCCACTCGATCACTATCTCAAAATTCCACTTTCCATATGTGGTGCGGAGAGATAAGCAGATATCTATGCAAGAACAAGTCTAATTTCACGCCTGAGACCGTCAAGGAGATGCTAAAGCATACATTCCTAGGCTATGAGGTCACTGAAATGATAGACGCCACCACGCAAGATATAGAGCGCGTCAGGACACTACGAAAAACATCAAAGTTAGACACTGGTGAAATGTTCCACTTCATGGAGCAGGTTGAATGCTGGGCGGCGGGCATAGGTTGTCTCGTGACAATCCCAAATAATTCGGAATACATGAAACTCAAGGAGCAGCAAGAGAGATGAAAGAACCTCACATACACAAGCTTCTTACATACGAGGAAGCAGAAAGACTTTGTGAGCACTACAGGCGACAAGGTTATTCACCAGTAAAGATACTCAATATTAACCCTCAGTATTTCGATGTATCAGTCAACCTACCCACCCAAAAATGGCTCAAGCCAACACCACGAGCAATGATTAATAGGATGTGGAGATGAAAACCGAAGCAGAAGCGTTTATGAGCGCATTAACAACGTTAAAGCTATGTTGGGCTATCCATAAGTCTAATGAAGCCGTCAGGAAGTGTGCAGGGCTATTAAAGTGCAAATTTAAAGAGCACTTAGCGTATGAAGCAATGCGGAAGATTGAAGGCAGCAGCAGCCCGATGTTGGTCATCACACTTGCAGAGTGGGAGTTAGGGAAATGACAGAAGAAAGAAACGGAATTTACCTCAGAATCGATGGTGATCAATATCGGCATATTTGGGTGGTTGGAGATATTCACGGATGCTTTGATTTACTAAATGATAAGCTACAACAAATTGAATTTGATAAAGAAAAAGATTTATTAATTTCAGTTGGTGACTTAATCGATAGGGGTGATCAAAACGTCGAATGTCTCGACCTGATTAATGAGAAGTGGTTTCGTGCTGTGCGTGGCAATCATGAGCAAATGGCTATCGATGCTTTGTTTAATGGAGCGCCCTCACATAACTGGCTCTATAACGGCGGCGACTGGTTTTTCATGCAGGACTACGATAACGAAGTTTTATCTAGAGCCTGTCTAGCCAAAGCCGAGAAACTACCACTGATTATCGAAGTAAACGCTGATGGCAAAAAGACAGTCATTGCACATGCTGATTACCCATCTGATGAATACGAGTTCGGCAAACCAGTTGATGAACAGTATGTAATTTGGAGTCGTGAGCGTATTGGCGACGAGAATATGCGTGAGATTAAAGGTGCTGACCTATTTCTGTTCGGGCACACACCAATGATTAAAGGTGCGGTTAAACGAGCTAACCAAGAGTATATCGATACTGGCGCAGTGTTCGGCTATGGGCTGACTATGAGGCAGATAAAATGATTAGAACCAGACACGTAATTCTATTCTTTTCGATTGTTACTTTAGCGATGGGGTTTATGTATGGCTAACTTACGCAAAGAAGCAAAGGGCAGAGAGTGCCAAGTCAGAATACCAGGAGTGTGTAACGGAAATTCTGAAACTGTGGTAGGTGCTCATTATCGAATGGCTGGTTTATGTGGCACAGGATGCAAGCCTAGCGATTTATTTATAGCTTGGGCGTGTAGTGCTTGCCATGACGAAATAGACCGCAGGACGCGAATCACGGACGCTGAATACGCAAAGCAATGTCACCTAGAGGGGGTTATTCGAACTCAGGCCATATTGCAAAGTGAGGGGAAGATTAAGGCATGAATGAATATCACCTTAAATTACCTTGGCCACCGAGTAATAATACCTACTGGCGACACTGTAGAGGCAGGCACTACATATCACCTAAAGGCACAAATTACCGAAAGCAAGTAACAGATTACATAGAGCAGCAAAACCTAGATAAAAAAACCACTTCCCGCATCAAAATAGTCATCACTGCAAATCCCCCTGATAAACGCAAAAGAGACCTCGATAACTTGCCTAAAGCTGTTTTCGATTCGCTTACTCACGCCAATTTTTGGGACGACGACGAACAGATAGATGATTTACGCATCAGGCGAGGCGAGAGAGTTAAGGGTGGTTCCTTGGATATCACGATATGGGAGATAGAAGATGTTCACTGACATAGGCGCAGCAATTGAAGAGGCTAGATGGTCGAGAGTTAGAAATGGCTACGATTGTGCAGTAATTCAAATTGAGCGCGGAATAATGAGAGTCCATCAACTTAGATGGCTAGGTGCTAACTCTAAATTGCGAATTATGTTTTCCACTAAAGACGATGGAAACGGAACAGTATTGCCGGAGGTAAGATGAGAGAGCGTAATTCTGATATTTATCTTCAACTGGCAAAGTCGCCAAGGAAGTCATATTTAGGCAAAGCAAGGCGATTAACTCCACCACAAGAAAGATGGACGAGGGCGATCATATCTATATGGGCTGACGAAATGAAAGGCGGTGATTATCTTGGTTATGGCGGCGGCGGTGATGGTATCTGGCGTTTCATTACTGGATGGTCTGGTGAAAACATAGAACGCTTCACTAAGGTATTCGACCAGTTAAGCAAAGAAGGCTACACAGGACAGGAACTTGAAGAAAAAGCCAGAGCAATATTATTTCCTAAACAAACTCTCAGCGACATGTTTCAGCGCGCCAACGATGTAGATGAAGCTGATTTTGTAGAGAAAGCAATATTGAAAGCGTTCGACAAGTCCAATCCTATTTATGTTGTCGCCACTGATTACTATCTTGGCAGAAATACTCTGCAAACTCTCGCAAATTATATGCAGGAACAAATAGCACCTTGGCTGACTATCAAACAATGTATTGACCGTGTACGTTGGTGTATTAGTTTATTTAATGCGAAGTTGTATATGGTAATGCAAGATGAAATAGCGAGAGAGCGCTCACAGTATGGGATTGAAATGAAAAATATCTCAGAAATTACTTGAAATTAAGTTATGAATCTGTATATTTGGTGTATGCTCGGTCGTGAAAGCAAAGAGCAGGTAACAAGGTAAAAGAGGCGGCGCTTGTTATCGATCCCGCCTAGTTGGTCACTTCGTCTATTTGGACTGGAACTCCAACCGCATCGGCTGAGAGGTCGAAGAAAATAGAGCCTCACTTCGGTGGGGCTTTTCTACAATGAAAACTCTATTTGTCAGCTTCTATCTTGCACATAGCGGCATTAAAGCGAGTAGGGTTCTCATTGTGGAGAATGCCAAGGCTGATTGGCTACGATGAAAAAGCAGTGTAACGAGTCATTCCCGTATTTGCGGACTGCATGACACGCAGGAGTTCAGCGCCTGCATCCACAATCAATTCAAGAGGTCGCCTAGTGCGGCCTTTTTCGTATACGCCGCCACAGAATTCTAATCACACACACTTAATTGACGCATAGAGATTGTGCGCGGCTATTTATTAACTTTAATCAGCCCCAAGCTAAGGGGGAGGTATGAAGAAAATGCCTTATAAAGACCCCTTCAGTTATAGCTGGGCGAGAGAGTTATTAATTGTAATCATGACGCTATTAGGCTCTATTGCCAGTTATGCATACAAAATCATCAATGGTGAAAAGTTTAGCCTCTGGATGTTCATTGCTCAGGCTTTGGTATCTGTATTTGCTGGCTCATTCGTTTTTCTTGCTGCGTCATATTTTCAATGGGCTCCTGAATACGCAGGCGGTATAGCTGGCATTGCTGGCTGGTCTGGTGCGGAGTTCGTAAAAACAATTGAGCGTAAATTTAAAAGGAAACTAGGCGATGAGTAATCAGCAGCGAAAAATAGCACGCGGTGAGCGAAACAATAACCCAGGCAATATACGTCATGGTTCAAAGTGGAAAGGGCTGTCAGCAACACAAACAGATAAAGACTTCTGTCAGTTCATCTCTCCCGAATATGGCATTAGGGCAATCTTTGTTTTGATGCGAACTTATGAAAAGAAATATGGTTTATGCTCAGTCCGTCAGATTATCAATCGTTATGCACCACCAAATGAAAACAACACTGAAGGCTATATTCAACGCGCAGCAAAAGCACTCAGAGTTAGTCCTGAAGATTGTCTGACTGTGAACGATAAAAAGGTGGCTATCGAGTTATCGAAAGCAATTATCGCAATCGAGCTTGGGTATGCCGTTCCTTACTCTGATGCTACGTTCGAAAAAGCGTGGAGCTTGTTGTGAGTTGGGCTGAAAAAGCGCTAATTGTTATCTTGGCTTCAATGGTAGGCGTTATTTACTTTTTAAGCGACTCGATAAACAGTAAAAACGAGAAAATTAAACAGCTTAATAATGACCTATCAATGCAAGTGGCCATCACTATTGACTACGAAAAGCGCATTAACTCCCTACACGAACTCGACACTAAGCACACAACGGAACTTACAAATGCAAAAGCTGAAATTGACCAGTTGCGTGTTGCTGCTGAGCGCAATCCTGAGCGGGTGTACATCAGAGCCAGTTGTCCGAAAGGCGAAACCAATTTCACCTCCGGCGTGGATGATGAAGCAACCGCCAGACCTACTGACTCCGCTATCGGAAATTATTGGTTACTCAGACAACGAATCGCAGAGTCCAAGCAAATGATACTTGGCTTGCAGGATTATATTAAAACGGAGTGTTCGCAGTAATGGCTATTTTTAAGCAACTGACCAAAGAGCAAATCAAACAAGACTATGACCATTACGCCTTGTTCATGGGTATCGTTCCAATCTATGTTGGTGATGTCCATGGCCAGTGCCGTGTTGCTGTTCGTAATTGGTGGCCTGAATGGTTGATGGACTTAGCGGAAGTAATTCACCAGTTCACCCCATACGATGAATGGGCTATCAAGATGGGAAAACCAATTAAGTAGCTGACAAGAAAGTAATACAGGAAATTGAACAACAAAGAAATGCCCCAAATATCGGGGCGAAGCGAGAATAACAGTTCATGAATGTAACACAACTATACGTTAATCGTGAATTACTACAATATTAAAAAGGTAGTAATCTCAATCAGATATTACAAATATGAGCCTCCAATTAGGGGGCTTTTTAATGGCAAAAAAATAGCCCCTGGTGTTGAGGCTTGAAAAGGAAAATATCTTTGCTGTGTGCATCTTAAGGACGGCACTAATTCTATACAGAGTTTATTCAATTAGTTACATGGTAGTTAAAAATAAGTTTAATTATGTAAGTTTATTTACCTTCCAATGAATCAGAAGCTTTTTAATAGGTGTAATTATCCCACCATTTAAGGGGGTGATTCTATCTTGACTGCTAGGAACAGACTAGAAGTGGCTTAGCAGTGTATCGCTAGGCTGCGACCTCTACGCATTTCACCGCTCATTCACAGAGCAATTCTAAAACGTCGAATCCAATCACTTTGATATGAGCCTTCGAGGAAGTCAGTTATAGCTGACGAGCTTCGACGGGCTGATTTTCTATGTGAACGAGGGTTCATTTCAAATGTAGGTAATACGTATGAATAATATTATTCCTCTCGAATATGATGGGCACCCTGTGCGTTTTAATAACGACGGATGGATCAATGCTACCGATATAGCAGCTAAATTTGGGAAAGTGCCCAATGAGTGGGTCAGGCTTCCTGAAACAATAGCCTATATTCAAGCACTTGAAGGTAGATACGGGAAAATCCCGTATGTAAAAACTAGCAAGGCAAGGAAAGACAGGGGTGGCGGAACATGGCTGCACTCTAAATTGGCCGTGCGTTTCGCTCGCTGGCTGTCAGTTGATTTTGAAATATGGTGTGATGAACAAATTGATGCTCTTATCCGTGGCAATATGCCAGCTTATAACGATGAAAGAATCAATGCGATATTCTTACTTGATAAACCAACATCATGGGAAAAGCGTTTTCAACAACCTTTCTATCAAGCATTAAGCCGAATGTCTGGCTTGCCTTATTCTGGTCATGTCGGCGGTTGCCCATCGTTATTTGGGATGATAACAGCTAAGTGGGTATATCAGGCTGTACTACCTGATTCTGTTTATGAAGAAGCTAAGCAGATGGCAAAGGACAGTAAAGATAAAATACACCAATACCTAAAACCAGAAGCTTTACAACTGGTGCAGGATCAATTAGTCGCTGTCACTACTTTAGCTAACGGTTGCATTGACTATAAAGACTTTGAAGCTAGATGCGTTCAGGCTTTTGGAAAGTCAGGAATGCAAGGGCTTCTAGTTTTTCCAAGTCATCAGCAGTCATCACATACTGTAACATTACAATAGGTCGCTCAGCGGCCTTTTTTATTGGGTGGAATATGAAAACAGGAACACTGCATTACAAAATGACACTGCGCCGTTACATGTACCCATTGTCTATTATCGGCGCTTTAATTCACAGCACTTGGCTAATGAAGCTCTGCTACAAGAAAGAAATTGTGTTTAAAGAAAATTAAGGGATGGATATGGCTAAAAGACCAGATTGGGAGGCCATCGAGTCGGCTTACCGAGCTGGCGTGATGTCACTCCGAGAAATAGCTTCACAGCATGGCATATCTGAAGGAGCTATACGCAAAAGAGCAAAGAAGGATGATTGGTCGCGAGACCTTAACGCAAAGATAAAATCCCGTGCAGATGATTTGGTACGCAAAGAGGAAGTACGCAAGCAGGTACGCAGCGAAACAGTACTTTCAGAGCGCGTACTTATTGAGGCGACCGCCGAAGTCATCGCTAGTGTTCGCATGGAACACAGGGGAGATATTCGCAGGGCAAGAGAGTTGACCAATAACTTGTTTGATGAGCTATCGGCTGAATGTGCCGATGTGCCAGCTTTAAGTAAATTGGGCGAGTTAATGTTTAGTCCTGATGACAACGGACGCGACAAACTCAATGAAATTTATCACTCAATCATCTCCCTGCCTGAGCGCGTTAAGTCAGCCAAAGCATTAAGTGAAACACTCAAAAACTTGGTTGGGCTTGAGCGTCAAGCATACGGGCTTGATGATGTTCAGCCGAATAAGACAGCTAGTCAGCTATCAGAACTAATGGACGACTTATCTAAGGAATAATCATGAAGCCAGAACATCTTGCATTATTGAGAGATAAGCTCTGGCGATTGAATCATCTTTACTGGATCACCAACAAAGAAGGTAAGCCAGTTCGATTTAAAATGACGCCTGAGCAGCTTGAATACTTTGAAGGGATGCACACGCGAAACATTATCCTTAAAGCCCGTCAGCTTGGCTTCACTACTGAGGTTTGCATTATCCAGCTAGACGCAGCGTTATTTGAGGCGGCGAAATGTGCATTGATAGCCCACACACTTAACGATGCTAAGCGCCTATTCAGGGAAAAGATAAAGTATGCCTATGACAAGCTACCCGATGAAATCAAAGCGGCTAACCCAGCGAGTAATGATGCGGCTGGTGAGTTGGTGTTTAGCAAAGGCGGCTCGCTTTATATCAGCACGTCATTTCGTGGCGGTACACTCCGTTATTTGCACGTTTCTGAGTTCGGTAAGATATGTGCTAAGTATCCAGAGAAAGCCCGTGAGATTGTCACTGGCGCATTTGAGGCGGTATCAAGCGATTGTTTCACGACGATTGAAAGCACAGCGGAGGGTCGAGCAGGTTATTTCTTCGATTATTGCCAGTCTGCTGAGAAAGCGCAAATTCAGAATAAGACTCTCTCTAACCTAGACTGGAAGTTCTTTTTCTTCTCATGGTGGAAGAATCCAGAGTATGCCATTGACCCTGTGGAGCCATTACCGCAAAGGCTGGTCGATTACTTCGATGAGATAGCTAGCAAACATGGTGTTCAATTAAACGAGCGACAAAAAGCATGGTACTACGCCAAAGAGAAAACGCTTGGCGACGATATGAAGCGGGAATACCCGTCAATACCGTCTGAGGCATTCCAACAATCGGTTGAAGGCGCTTACTACGCTAAGCAATTCCGCTACCTGTACGAAAATAAACGCATTGGCACACTTCCTGATAACTCGCACTTACCGGTTCACACGTACTGGGATATTGGTGTGGGTGACTCAACGTCAATTTGGTTTATTCGTGAAGTGGGCGAGGAGTTCCACGTCATTGATCACTACTCAAACAGTGGTGAAGGTCTACGGCACTACATGAAAGTGCTGAAGGATAAAGGCTACACATATGCAAGTCACAATGGCCCTCATGATATCGATAACCGCGAGTTTGGTTCTGATGCGAAATCTCGGCGTGAATTAGCGCGTGAAGGGTACGAAATCGACGGGCAGATTTACTCAATACGATTTGAAGTGGTGCCGAGAGTGTCTATCGATGAAGGTATCGAAGCGGTGCGTGAAATTCTGCCACTTTGCGTGTTCGATGAACACAAATGTAGTGAAGGCATTGCTCATCTCGAAGCTTACCGCAAAGAGTGGGATGACAAACGGGGCTGCTGGAAAGATAAACCGCTTCACGACTACACATCACATGATGCTGATGGGTTTAGGTATTTTGCGGTGAGTAGGCGGAATAAACGGAAGCATGCAGGAATGCTAGTTAGAAAACGTTAATGAGGGCAAAAATGGAAGTAAATCAACAACGGCTATCATTAGCGGTTAATAACGCATTGAAAGCCGTACAAAGAGCTAGAATGTCCTACGTTCAGGCGTTAGGCACTGGCAACACTAAAAGGCCTCGAATATGGAATGAATTCGGCTGGCCTGAAACTCTCACATTTGATGACTTTTATCGAGCGTATGACCGCAATGCGCTAGGCGGTGCCGCGGTTGATAGATACATATCTGGGTGCTGGATTGATTACCCTGAGATATTCGAAGGTGACGAAGAGGCAGACCAAGACGGCTCAACTGATTGGGATAAGAGCCTTAACAAGCTACTCAAAAAGCACTGGGAACAGGTTGTAGAAGCTGACAAACGTAATTTAGTGGGCCGATATTCTGGTCTAATCATTCAAATCAGAGATAACAGGCCTTGGAATGAGCCAGTTGACACTACCATCGTTAAAAAACTGAAAGATAAGGCCATCGTTCGCTTAATCCCTGCGTGGGAAGCTCAGCTAGATGTTAAAACTTGGGATGAAGACCAAACAAGCGAAAACTACTCCATGCCAACGATGTACTCTTTTACTGAAAAGGAAGTGGGAGATGATAGCGACGGCTCACCATCTCGAATAATTGATATTCATCCTGACAGAGTTATAACGCTTATCGAAGGCGCTGCCGATGGTAAAATGTCATCCGGCGTATCTTTGCTGAGAAAAGGTTATAACAAGCTGCTCGATATTGAAAAGGTTTCGGGTGGTAGTGCAGAGGGCTTTCTTAAGAATGCCAGCCGACAGCTCAATTACAGCTTTGGTGAAAACACTGACTTTACCGCCTTGGCTGACGCACTAGGGACTAACCTTGAGGGGCTCCCAGATGCGCTAGATGAGCAAGTAAGGCGCTTAAACCAAAGCATTGACTCAGCTTCATTTATGCAAGAGGGAACAGCTACGGTGTTATCGGTTGCCGCTGCCGACCCTGAGCCGACATGGCGTGCATTACTCGCTGAGTTTGCAGCATCAATCAACATGCCAGTTAAGGTGCTTATCGGTCAGATTACAGGGGAGCGCGCTTCAACTGAGGATATGAAAGATTGGGCAAGAACCTGTAAATCAAGGCGTGAAGGGTTTCTCTCGAAAGTTATCACTGATCTAATCCATCAACTTGGAAAGCTTGGCGTCATTGAGCAAAAAGACGAGATAACAGTAAGCTGGTCTGATTTGCTTGCACCTAGTCAATCTGAAAAGCTGGATAACATGAGTAAGGCTGCTGATGTTGCAATGAAGACGCAAAACTCATTTGGGCGCTCAGTCCTGATGGAGAACGAGATTAGGGCGCTTGGCGAGTACCCAACATTGCCTGAGTTTGAGAACAGCGAGCCGCCAGAGTCAGGCGCCAAAGGAGACCCATTAGTCGATGATGAAGAATCAAAAGATAGGGGCGCCGATAATACCAAGGAATAAGGCTGACCCAACACAATCGGGGCAGCAAGTTAGAAAGATGTTCCGTGATATTGATAATCGGTATTACGAGCTCAAGAAGGCACTCAAGCAACTCTTCGACCTGTCATTCACTGGTAGAGAGAAAACGCAATCACCCACTCAAAACTACATACTCGCTAAAAACGCACAGGATGAGCCTGATACGATTTTTAAGGTTAACGCTGGCGTTTATATATATGAACTAGCAGAACGTCCCACAGAGTACGCTAGATTCCTTGAAAGACTGCAATCAATACTTGATGACTACCTTCTCGAAGGTGGCGACGAGCGATTGTGGGCTTTTGAGTATGTGCTTGATGGGTATGAGCGAGGCACCCTGAACGCCTACACTAACTTAGCCATACAATCCGAAGTCTACGCACAGCAAACAACACTTACTTATCTATTGTCACAGCCAGCCTACCAGAATCAGGTTGCAGCGGCATTTATCTCTACATACAGCGATTGGCGCGGCTTGTCTGATGCTGTACGCACTGACCTCGCTAATGTAATCGGTATGTCGATAGCGCGAGGCATAAACCCACGCGAGACAGCGAGGATAGTTAGCAAGCGATTAGATGTATCGATGACTAGAGCAAAGGCTATCGCACAGACTGAGCAGGTAGGCGCACTTCGTAGAGCAAACTGGAATGAAACGACATGGGCTAGTGAAAGGCTAGGGCTGAAAACTGGCATCCTATGGATATCAGCGCTCAAACCAACGACTAGACCTAGCCATGCAGCACGTAGCGGTAAGATATTCACTGTTGAGGAAGTGGAATATTTCTACTCAATCAATGGTAATCGCTACAACTGCTACTGTGCTAATCAACCAGTTTTGCTTAATGAAGATGGCACGCTGCATAACCCTAGCGTTTTAGACAGGCTCATTCAGTCGCGTGATGAGTGGGAAGAAAAGCAACAGGAAACAACAAATAATTCATAAAGAGGCCAACACATGAAGCTATCCAGCATTCATGTTAAATCACTGGCTGTCAACTCCTCCAATATCTCAACTGAAACTATCGATGGTGATGAGCATATCGTCATTCGCGGCGTTGTGCCTGTCATCGATGATGTTGTGATGAACGGTGGTTTATATCCAGCCAGTGAGATTAACAGTAGTTTTAAGTCGATGGAGGGGCGGCAATGTCCATACGGTCATCCTAAAATCGGCACTGATTATGTATCGGCAGACATGCCTCGGGCAGTAAACCAATATCACATTGGTGCATGGGCAGAGAACGTCCGTAAGGATGGCGAAAAGGTCATCATGGATGTGAAAGTAAATCGTCGATTTGCAGATGGCTGCGAGAAGGGGAAAGAATTCTTATCCCGCATCGATGACATTATCGCAGGTAACAGTTCCGATCCCATTCATGTTTCAACAGGGTTATTGCTCCAGCGCGAACAGAACAAAGGCAAGTCAAAGGGTAAAGCCTACACATGGGTCGCCCGAAACATGCACTTTGACCACATCGCTATTTTACCCGCATCAGAACCAGGAGCAGCTACGCCAGAAGATGGTGTGGGAATGTTCGTGAATAGCGAGGGTGAGAAGCTAGAAACTGAAACAGCAGAGCTTATTGATGCTGCAAACTGCACACAAGAAGGCTTATTCAACAAGGCTAAGTTCTTTTTCGCTAACAGTTCACTCTCGTTTGATGAAATACATTCTGCATTACGCACAGCTCTAAAGGCGGTATACCCAAATGACGACTGGCCTTACCCAGAGAGTGTCTGGCCTGACAAATTTATCTACTACACATCAGGCAAAACCTACCAACAAAAATACCTCATGAACGATGACGGAGACGCCGAACTCGTTGGTGAGCCTATCGAAGTTGTGCGCAAGCCAACAGAGTACGAAGTTAAAACCAATAAGGAAACTAACCCGATGAAAGAAATCATCACGAATGCGCTGAAGGCGAAAGGCATCGAAACAGAAGGTAAATCTGATGCTGAATTACTTGATGCGTACAACCAAATGAACGCCGAAGAAAAGAAAGAGGAAACGCCAGAAGAAAAAGCTGCGCGTGAGAAAAAAGAGAAGGAAAAAGATACCGCAACAAACACAGATGCCATTACAGCAGCAGTGAATGCGGCAATTAAACCACTAACAGACAAAATTGACACGCTCGAAGGTCAGTTAAACGCCAACGCAGACAAAGAAGTAAATGCGATGCGTGAAGCTGTCAAAGCTAAATTCGGCATGTCCGACATCGCTGTTAATGCGCTAAGTGGCGACCCACTGAAAGAGCTTTACGCACAGTGCAATGTATCACATGGCCTGAATGGTTCATTCCAACAAGTCAATTCCTCTCAATCAGTTTCAGATATGCCGGAGTAAAACATGGCGAATAAAAAACGTGTAATTCATGCGGGTGGTGTATTTCCTAATCCGCTATTAAATCGTGAAGGTGCGGCTGCGGCTGACACTAAAGCGGGTGTTATCGGTTTCTATGATGAGACCACAGCTAAATTTACGCCATCTGTCGATGGTAAAGAATCGAATATTTTGTATGTGGCCAACTTTGATTATCTGCGCTGCCAGACGGTTGACGATGTAACCAAGGCGGGTGATTGGGTTGTCGCAATTCAGCCAATGCAAGGTCTGTTCCTAAACGTGCGTGCCGCTGCTGGCACATACAAGAAAGGCCAAGCGGTTATTGTTGCTAATGGTCAAATCACACTGGCAACGGGTGCAGAAGGTGAAGCAGTATTTGCCTATGTCGAAGAAGATACAGCATTAACCGCTGAAGCGGGTGATCTGGTTCGTGTTGTGTTCAAGTAAGGAGAACTGAATGTTTTATTTTTCAACTAAGAAGGCAACCGAAACGGGAAACCTTGAAGCCAACCAAGCGCAATTCGGTGCGCTGAGTTTAGAGCGTAATTCATCTGCTCAGGCTGTGGCTGACTTTATTTCTCGCGCTCGTAATGTGCCAGTTTTAGATGCAGCCAATGCGGTGGACGACATTAAACGTCTGTACAAAGCATATGACCAAACTGTGTTAGCTGAATTCCAGCCAAACACTGAATTTACTTTGTTAAACGACCTTATGGGACTATCTCGCTCAGTTCGTATTGATGAGTCGGTCTATGAATATGCACGCAAAGGCGGTGGCGGTGTGGCCCACACGTCAATGAGTGGTCAGGTCGGTGCGTTACTTGAGGCTAGCGCTTGTAGCTTCGATGGAACAATGGTGCCAATTCATGACACTGGCTTTAAGTTCACATGGCGTGACCCGATTTTCGGCAAAGGCTCTGCACTGGCTTCTTTATCTGATGCTCAGAAAGACTCTGTTGATACTGTTCGCCGTAAGTACCTCGATTTTATCTGGAATGGTTTCCGTGATGCTGCGGGTAACTTTATTGCGTTTGATGGTAAGACGTTTAAAGGCCTGCGTAGTGATGAGCGTGTCGCTCAAGTGACATTGAATATCAATTTCGCAACTGAGCAAGACGGCAAGAAAATCCGTACTGAAATCATCAAACTGCGTGACGTTCTGAAGTTGCAAAACTTGCAATATGGCGAGCAAACTTGGTATGTCTCAGGCGAAATTCTGTCTAACTGGGAGTCTGTCTACTTCGATGTTAACCAAACCCGCACCATTCTTGAAGAAATTAAGAAAATCACGGGCATTAAAGACATCAAAGAAGACTATGAGCTGAAAGGTAACGAAGTTCTGATTGTTCCACTGGGTGCTGGTGTTATCGCTCCTATCGTCGGTCAGGCATTCGGTACTGTTGCAGACCCTCGTCAGTTCTACAACTCAGACTATGTATGGCGCACATGGGGTGCTGCTGGTCTGATGGTTAAGCAAGACATCGCGGGTCACTTCTCAGTTATCCACGCTAAAGGCGCATAAGGGGGATTCATGGCACTGGTAAAGGTTATCTCAAGTAACTTCTTTGCTGGTGCCGACCTCAAAAAACAAGAGGTTGGCGCTCAGCTGGATGTCTCAGAAGAAACTGCTGAAACATGGCTACGGGCTGGTCTGGTCGAGCGAATCGAAGAACGAGAACTCGAAGTCGCCACACCAGAGAAGAAAAAGGGTAAAGGTAAATCAGATGGTGATAACACTTGATGATGTAAAGCCAATGATAGCCGAGCTTGGGTTTACATTGCCTGATTCCGTGCTGTTGTTGCTACTGGATCAAGTGAATGCAAAATCTGAATGCTTGGCGGCTAACTATGATGAGTCTCTGCAAAAGCTGCTTCTAGTTTATGCGCTGGTTCGCCTTGCCTCATTGTCTGGTGCTCGAAAGATATCATCACAAGGCGCTCCTAACGGGGCGTCACGCTCGTTTACTTATGACTCTGCTGGTACGGATTATTTACTGAAACAGCTTAGAGCATGGGACACGGCAGGGTGTTTATCATCGTTACCACTGGCGAGTAAATCGGTTGGGTTCTTTGGTGTGGTAGGGGGTTACTCGTGAGTACTACCGCTAACTGGTCATATACAAACGTAGCAACTATTTACCCTGTCATTCGTGGGGGTGGTAAATGGGATGACACAATCACCTATGGCACTCCATACCTTATCGACTGCACTTGGCAATCTAGCAATGAAGTTGTGAAAGATGATATGGGGAAAGAGTTTGTTACCAATAACGTTTTTTACACTGAATTGAAGCGTAACGGTGTAGATGTGCAAAAGCCAGAACGCGGTTTCTACATCGCTAAAGGTGATACCACTTCTCAATCTGACCCGAGAGTCGCGGGAGCTGACATTATCATCACAGTTAAAGAAGATGACATGAGCTTTTTCGGTGAAGAGCCAGACTATGAGATAAGGACGTGATATGGCTAAACGTGTTCGGGTCGTTAATAACATACATGCGTTTGTAGAAGGTGTTAATCGCAGAGCCGCAAGAGCCGTGATGTCTGGTGCAAATGTTATTGGTCTCAGGGCAGCTCTGTATACGCCAATCGACACATCTACGCTAATTAACTCACAGAATAGGGAACTGAAAGTAAATGGATATTTACTGACAGGTAGGGTTATTTATACAGCCAATTATGCCGCTTATGTACATAATGCGCCGGGCACATTAAAAGGCCAACCTAGGGCTCACTTTGGTAAAACTCGTGAAGGGAAATCCTTTGGCGGTGGTAGTTTAACCGGAAACTATTGGGACCCGAACGCAAAACCTAAGTTCCTGCAATTAGCTGCCGAAGAGGGAAGACAAGAAGTTGAAGAGGCGATCAGGCGGGAGATGACATTGTGATTATTGACGACTTTCTCGATTACTTGGAGCGCGGAAACCTGACTTCTGACTTCATTGTTCAAAGGCTTGAATGGAAGGAGAGGCCAGATAGCAAGATTCAACAATACATTGTTATCCGTCCCTCCAGTGGTACTGGTCGACTAGGTGAGTTAAGTGCTGATGATTATATCGATGTTATTCTCGTATCAGCACAAGATGACCCAATCCCTGCATTAACTCGTGCTGATGAAATACTCAAATATGTCGCGGCAAATCCTAGCGACTGTAATCTCAACTCAGTTTTTAATATGGGTGGGTTGCCATCAGGAATTGTAACCACGGAAAACCGAACGATATTCAGACTCTCATTCCGCTGCTTATCATAAACAAACAAATCTCAAACTAGGTCGCCAATGTGCGGCCTTTTTTATTTATAAGAGAGGCAACATGCAAGGTTGTACTACTAGCTCAGACATCATGACTGGGCGATTGAAAACTGTCGAGTTGGCATATGGTTGTCCTGACCAGTTCCCGACTGACGAAGAGTTAAAACTAAATGGCCTGCCAACATCGGTAACGTGGGATTTAGCGCCCGAAACGCTGGTTTCTGATGCTGATAATGGCGGTATTTCTTCCACTATGATTTCAAACCTTGACCCGACTTACTCGATTGAAGGTGAAGTACGTCTTCATGACCGTTCTGATGAGTTTGGTATTCAGCAATTTATTAAATACGTTGTTGATGAGATTAAGGCTCGTCGTCAGCCTACAGTGTGGATGCGTTTGCACTGGGGTGATTACTATCACATTGGCTACATGAACGTTACTGGGTTAAGTGACGGTGGTGGGGTGAAAGAAATTGTAACTTACAGCTTAGAGTTAAAACTGGCTGATGGTACTACTTTCCAAGTTATCGAAGATGACAACGCCATCCCTGTGACGAATGTTGCGGTGTCACCTAAAACTGCATCCGTTGAAGTAGGTAAGACAACGCAGTTATCGGCAACAGTGACGCCTAGCAACGCAACTAATAAAGCGATTGTGTGGAAAAGCTCTGATGCAGGTAAGGCAACTGTTACACCAAATGGCCTAGTTACTGGTATCGCTGCTGGCAAAGTTACCATCACGGCAACAACCGCTGATGGTGGCTTGACTGATACGTCAGAAGTAACCGTAACGGCTCCGTAATATTACAAAGGGTACTTACGAGTGCCCTTGATAATACTAGGAGTATCTTATGACACCGAAAATAGAATATGGCGAGTTCGCTGTTCAAACACCCAATAACGAGTATATTTTTAGCCCGTCATTTAATGCAATGACGAATATCGGTAGCCCATCAGAAATAGTTGATATCTTCACGGTTTTATCTGGTTCTGTCGTTAGTGAGGCCATTACATTATTGGCGGCATACTCGCTTAACGGTGGTTCAAATAGCAATTGGCTTTTGAAATATTTGAAAAAAAGTACATCTCGCAAATTGTTATCATCAGCAATGATAGTGATGCAAGCCTGTTGTAATAAGGACTGCGACGAATTAATAGGTCAGTGGCGTGCGGGTAAAAACGGCACAACATACCGTATGGGTAAAATGCCAATATCTGACATTATCGTGCTAGCTAGAGAGTTGATGATCCATGGCGTAATTGGCAAGGTGAAAATCAGGAAGCTGCAACGCAATGAAGGTGATAAAGAGTTCACTGATTCATTTAATGCTGTCGAATATATCAATGCATCCCGTGTCCACTTTGAAATGAATCGCGATGAAGCTGAAAAGCTCACAATGTCAGAGTTTCTGATGATGCTCAAAGCTAAGTATCCAGAGGAAAAAGGCTTCACCAAAGAAGAATATGACACCGCTGTTGATGATTATTTCGAGCGTAAAAAACGTCGAATTGCACAAGCAAAAGCGAATAATGCGAGGTAGGGTATGTATTTACAAGTTCTTCATGGTGGCGATCCGAAACGAAAGCCAAAAGAGGAAATCATTAAAATTTCTAAAATACAGCACGTTGAAGATTTAGTTGCTGGATTACCTGACGAAAAGAATTTTGGTGAATGCCTTCTTGTCAGAGCTATTGACCAGCCAAATGGGCGAGGTGAAATAATTTTTCAGATGGAAGATGGCGATATTTACAGAGTTTTAACTGAGACTGGCGCTATTCTGAAAGAGTACAAGAAATAGCGCATAGCCAACTATTTCTTGTCTGTAGCAATGATCTCAATATTTTTTGCATATTCAATAGCTTTCATCATTGATTCCATATCATCACCTTGCACTACAATTTCAACGCCATCCCTTTTAATTGTTATTTTCTTATGCTTATTTTTTCTGATAAGAGAAATTATAACGTATGCCAGTGAGCCCCAAATTGCAGTAGAGTTGATGAGCTCAATAATGACTTCTGGTAAGGTTGATGCATTAACCTGTAACGATGGGCCAGAAGATTGCTGTGGTTTTGTTAGGCTGCTTTTTATTACGGAGTATCTCATGCCATTATCTAGCAAAGATGTACACAAATCAGCACTAACCGATTCTGGAAAGGATAGTTTAACTGGTGGTGTAGACATAAAAATTTCCTTTTCTTCTTTCTGCCGTAGGGTATATGGATTTATTACTTGCCTAAACATGGCTTTCCGTTCCTTGGTATATGGAGAAATGACTGTTCATATTGACAAGGAAACATTGAAAGACATCATTAAAAATAGTTAGTAAATATAGTTACATCTATCATAAGTCATCACTTGTTATCCTTGTCGTAAAGTTTAGTTAAAAAGAAACAGCATAAAGATGACAAAAAGGACTATCGCACCGATAATCTCGCCAGTGTACTTGGCTTTTTCTTCATTTATTGCGGCCTCTTGGTATATAGCCGCGGTGTTATCATTAACCCGATTAGTGATAGCCTCGGTCTCTTGGGTTAGGGTATTTAGTATTTCCACTTGAGCATCCAGCGGCTCATTGCTGATAAATAAATTAAATCTATCGCTCTCATCTAATGATGATGTGTAAATATCCCCGCCACTTTGAATTAGTGCGACTTGGTGCTCATGAAGCCCCTGAGCGTAGCTGCGTATCATCTGGCGATTAGCTGAGTACCTAGTTATTCCATCTTCGCCAGTATGTTCCGTATAGTAATCAGATGGGTCACCTTTGATTGTAAATTCAGACATGACTTTTCCTTGCGTTAAATTTTAATATTATTCGTTGTTATCTAGGTTTATTTTTTTCTTTATGCGGCTAATTTCATATTCTAGAGCGTCTACTTTTTCAGCCAAATCTGAAATGGTAAGTACATGAATATGCTTATTTCTTTCTGCCCAAGCCTCAAGCGCAGCAGTCATCTCTTGGTTTGATGATCTACCGTTAGCTTCTGCTATTTCTGCAATCCTTTCTTTTAGCTCTACAGGTAATCGTAAATTTACCTGTGGATGCCTGTATTTTCTTTCTGTCATACCTACCTCTATATATTTTTTTATAGATTAAGTAGGTATCTATTGACTATCAAGACGTACCCATTTACTATGTATGCGTACCAAATACAAAAGAATACAAGGATGAACTATGAAGAAGTCAAAGCCATCAACGGTTAGATTCCCAGAAGATATTAGAGAGTTGCTTGAACTTTTAGCTAAAAAAAATGATAGGACTTTCAGTAAAGAGATAGTTAGTCGAATTCGTAGAACCTTGGAAGAGGACGGATTAGCTTGCTAGAAAAAAGAAAACCCAACTTGCGCGAACAAGCTGGGCTTAGGGTTAGCTCGTAAATAATAGGAAAACGAACTATGAATAGTGTATCAACAATTAACGTACCTTTCCACGGTAACAATTTATATGTGGTTAACTATAACGGTGAGCCGTATGTTCCGATGAAGCCTATCGTCGATGGAATGGGATTAGCTTGGCAATCTCAGCTTGAGAAGATAAAACTCAAGTTCAAATCAACTGTAACGGAAATCGTTATAGTTGCAGCCGACGGCAAAGAGCGAAGCATGGTTTGTCTTGCGTTTAGAAAGTTTGCAGCATGGTTAAACTCAATAATGCCGAATAAAGTTAAACCTGAAATCCGTGATAAGGTGATCCAGTATCAAGAAGAATGCGACGACGTACTCTATGAATATTGGACTACTGGCGAAGTTAAGGCTAAGCCACGCAAACAGGTTAAAAAAATCGCTGGTCGTATTACCTCAGAGCAGCAAGAAGCAATTAAGCAGCTCGTTTTAAATCGCGGTAAAGCATTGCCCAAAGAGAAGCAAGCAAAAGCAATGATAACTATGTGGTCATCGCTAAAAAGTCATTTCGGTTGCACGTACAAAGAAATTGATAGCGATAAATTCACAGAGGCATTATCACTGGCTGCGCGTGTTCCGCTTGAAGGTGAATATTTACCAAAACAAACTGAGCGATTCGTTGGTTGTCGCGTACTTCATCACTATGATGATAAAGGCGCGATTGTTAAATCTGAAATCGCAGCAGACGATGAACAACTAACCAGCCCGAAAGTATTTGCTGATTTAGCCGAAAGTCGCGGTTATGTCATGGTTAAGAAAGATGCTGTAGGTGCGAAATTTAATAAGCATAAAATAGCTCACACACTAGAAGGTGCAATAATCCATATTCGAGCAATGAAAGAATACTGGAATAATGGGTTAAAAGATTCTCTCAAACAGCTTGGCTACCAACATACAGGTTCAATGACGGAGCACATGACAGATATTCTGTTTCATCTTGATTGGGCGATTCACGAAATAAAAGGCGATAACTTAGATAAGTTACCAGCTTAACCACATAGCCCAAGGATGGGCTTGTAATCCAGATCACACATTATGCCTCTTGATTGAGGTTTTTTCCGTTCATATAACAAGGCAAGTTATTATAAATAATAATGAAGTGATATAGTGATTTCATTGCATGGTGCGATGATGGGTTTTTGCCAAGGACTTAATTATTGTGATTTATAGCTAAAGGGCTTATTATTTGGCTAACTATATTTTCATTTAATTCTATATTTTCCATTTATGAGGCTCGTATGGTCAATCCTGTGCCGTTGAAGTCTAGCAGCAAAGTGATCAAAATAATCAATAAGGCCATAGAAGAAGGTCGGATGCTTTCTGAGTTTGAGATGGCACAGACTATTCAATTGATTGATTCTATGAATAAATCTCATGATGATAGAAGTGATATAGTGTTAACATGTTATTACTCAATCATGTCAGATATTGATGGCTTGCTTTATCATGCTAATAAAGCCATAAAAGATTTAATGAGCTACCAAGACAGTGTGTCTTGGCCTTTGGTAGGAAATATAATTACTGCTTTAGGAAACTCACTTAGGTTTGGAGAAATTCATAACTTATTGGAGAAGTATGACATTCCCTTATTTAACGAAATTATGATTTCGTTAGGTATTAAATCGTACTTATTTTCTGGTGATTTAAAAGGCTACGAAAGAATCAAAGAAGAGTACAGCAAAAACAGTATCATAGAAGATAATGTGGAAAAAGCATTTAGGTTCTTGTGCAATAATAAAAATGATTTAACCAGCATATCATCATACATCATTGATTCGCTGGATATTATCTCAAGAAAAACATCAAAAAGATTAATTGAAGATTTTGGTTTGCTTCCGATATCTGTATTTGATGTTGAGAATTATATTGATGATGGTCATGAGTTCATTTCATTTGTTTTCTTTTTGTCAGAAAATATTAGTGTAGATGATGCTATTTGTCTTGAGGATGAGTTAATAGAGGAGATATCTAACCTTAATTATCCGTCAAGAATAAAAACTCTAGTCACATATAGCTTATTCGTAGATGAAGGTGATCAGTAATGATAACTCCTTTTGAAATATTAAATCTTGCATCCATATTGCATGATGGAAATTCTGATGCTGCATGTATAAATGGAAATCCTGAATTAGCTTATAGAAATTGCGCAAGGATGGCATATTACTCCATGCTGCATCTATCAAAAGAAATAGTAGATGGTGAGCATGTGGACATTGACTGCTCTGGTATTGTTGGTACGCATGAAATTATTATACAAAAACTATTAGCTATAGATTCTGAGTTATCAAAATCTCTAGCAGATTACCTTATATCTTCAAGAAGCATCAGGGTGAAGGCTGATTATTTTATTAACAAAAAATTCACGAAGCAAGAAGCGTATAAGGTATTAAGAAAAGCAGAAAAAGCATTTAGTAAAATAAATGACAATCAAAAAGTCAAAGAAAATTAACCTGCTTCGGCAGGTTTTTTGTTTGCTTCAATTTGCACTCCCGCTAAGCTAACATTACTGAAACTAATTGATGGGATGGTGAGATGAAAAGAATATTAGCAGTGGCTGCGGTGGTTGCTTTGCTGGCTGGGTGTGGTGGTGAAAAATCAGCTTCAGATAAAGTCATGGAATTTGTAACCACAGAAAATACAGAATTGCTATCAAAGTCAAAGATAGCAGCATGCACCTCTGAAGGGATTAAAAAAATAACATTTATAGATAAAAATGTACTGCCAACAACAAATGACTATTACAAATTAAGTGACTACCTGTATGGAAAGGCAAAATACAGTATTGTTTCAGAAAAAAAAGACGGTGATTCATATATTGTGAGCGTTAAATGGACATATCCTAAAGCAATAGATGATGCTAAATCATTCATTGAGGCTGATAGCCCGTATGCAAGTGAAAGGGATAAAAAAGACTTAGATAATCTCAAAGCGTTGTATGAAAGTGGTGGGCTGGATAACCTTGAGTATGCAAGCGATATATCTGAATGGACGGTATTAAGTGATGGGATAGACCCTAATTTGACGGATGGAAATATAGAAGTTTGCTCTAAGTAAATAAAGAAAATATATGAGTTCAGCCCTGCCAATCGGCGGGGTTTTTTATTTTAGCTAAAGGCTCATACATTTGTATGGGCTTTCTTTTTTTAGAGAGGTCAGAAATGGCGGGAAGTCAAAGTGTAGGCGGGATTCATTACGATGTAGCTATGGATATTCAGCAGCTTCTAACTGCTCAGAGAACGTTAGACCAGAGGCTAAGCCGAATGGAGTCTGGCTTTAACCAAACTAGCTCTGCAATAGACGGCACTAACAGAGCGATGTCATCACTATCCAAGGTTGCCGTTGCGCTCACAAGCTATCTGTCAGTACAGGCGGTGGCTGGGTATGCTGATGCTTGGACGGTATTAAATAACAAGTTGTCAAACTCTGTGCGTGAGGGCGAGGCGTTAGTAAATGTTACTGAGCGCATATTTAATATCTCCCAAGAAACACGTTCTAGCTTAGATGCGACTGCGACATTGTATGCAAGGCTTGAGCGAGGCACTAGAGAATACAACACCTCAGCCGAAGATTTAGTCCGACTAACGACAATAATTAACCAAGGATTCATTGTTTCTGGTGCTACAGCTCAGGAAGCAGAAAACGCCATCATTCAGTTATCGCAAGGTATTGCTTCAGGTGTTCTTCGCGGTGAGGAGTTCAATTCTGTATCTGAACAAGGTAGCCGTTTAATGGTTGCTTTGGCTGATTCTTTAGGTGTTGGGATTGGCGAGCTGAGAAAGATGGCAGCAGAAGGAAAGTTAACAACCGATGTTGTGGTTAATGGATTGCTTTCACAAGGAAACTCAATAGGGAAGGAATTTGCAAATACTACAGCTACTATGTCGCAGTCAATTCAAGCTGCCGGTAACAATCTGACTAAGTTTTTTGGGGAATCCACCACTGTTCAAGCAGGGGTGAAGGTATTCAACTCCGCAATCATAACATTATCTGAAAATATTGACGTAATCAGCACAACTGTCACTGCACTTGGCGCGGCTTTCGGTGGTCGGTTGGTTGCGTCAATTCTACTTTCATCTAAAGCTAAAATAGAAGCCGCTATTTCAGCTAGAAACCTTGCTATAGCAGACGCACAGGCAACGCAATCAGCGTATCAAGAGTCAATTGCTAGAGTAAGATCGGCGGAGACAGCAAAAATTAACGCCCTTGCAGAATTAGATCTTGCAAGAAGATTAAATTTAAGTGCCTTCTCTGCCAATGATGCAGCTATCGCAACCGCAAGGCTTACCGCAGCTAGGTCTGCGGCAGCAGTAGCAACTAGTAATTATAACAAAGCCACAGCAGCAAGCGTGCTAAGCCAGAATGCAGCAGCACAAGCAGCGACTAGAGCCAGCAAAGCTACAAGTCTATTTAGCTCGGGAATGGCTTTATTAGGAGGGCCAATTGGCGCGGTAGCTTTGGCTGCTGGCGCTATATACCTATGGGGGCAAAGAGCTAAAGAAGCTAGAGAGGCTGCAAATAACTTAGCTGATGAGGTAGGCAATCTGACATCAAAATTCGATAGCATGAGTCGAATTCAAATAACAGAGGAAATTAAAAAAGCCAAAGAAGCGATTCCAGAGTTAGAGGATGCTTTAGAGGATGCAAGGAAAGCATACGATAGAGTTACAGAATCTGTTCGGGTTCATGAAAAAGAAGCAAAAAATTATGCAGGGACAGGAAAAGGAGCAAGAGCAGCTAAAAACTTAGCCGTAAACCTAGAGCAGCAAGCTGATGCACTTGAAGCCGTTAAAGCAGCAGAGGATAGATTATCTAAAACTTTAAACTTTACAATTATGGCAAGGGCTAAATTAAATGGAGAGCTATTAACAGGTGCAGATTTATTAACCCATGAGGCAACAAGCGCAATTCCTAGCGCGGCTAATGCATGGAAAGCATATGGGCTTGATATTGATAGAGCTACCAGAAGTAAGCAGAAATTCAACGCTGAAAGCTTAAAATTAAACTTTGGTGGTAAGAAAGGTGATGAACTAAAAAAACGGCTAGAAAGAGAATTGGCGCTATCAAAGGTAGATGGTGAAGCAAAAGTTAAGCTCCAAGTTCAGTATGCAGCAGAGGACGCGGGTGTTAAAGATGAAAATGCGATTAAAAATCTACAAGATGCAGCAATTGCCACTTTCAAGAACAACGAAGAAAAGAGGGAGTCAATAAAAACCAGCAAAGATGCAGCTACTGCAGCAGCTAAAGAAGCAACTGAAGCCGAGAAGTTACAGAAAAAGATTACTGATTTAGCAAATGCAACAAAAGTTGCTGAACTGGAAACTAAAGGATTATCTCGTGAAGCTGCAATCTTAGAGGCTGTTCAATCTTTAGGCTCTAAGGCGTCTGAAAAGCAAATTAAGGAAATAACTGAGCTTGCCTCTAAAGAGTTTGACCTTAAGCAAGCAATTAAGGACAGAGAAGACTCATATAAACAAAACATTGGGCTACAGGCAACAAGAGACCAGAAGTTAGCATTAGAGCAGCTAGATAGACAGCTTAAAGCCAATCTAGTCACGGAGGAGCAATATCAGAAACGCCGAGCTGAAATAAATGCGGAATACTCTAAGAAGATTGCAGAGGAAAACGCCAAATCAGTCATAACACCTACGCAAGAAATGGCAGGTCAGCTAGACCCTGTTCAGCAATTAGCCAATGAGAACGCTCAAAAACTCGCTCTAATCCAAGAGTATGTTAATCAAAAAGTTCTTACTGAAGAGCAAGGATTGGCATTAATGAATGCTGCTAATAGAGAATATGAGCAGTCTAGATTTGATGCAATGTGGGGGCTTTGGAAGGGACAGAATGATTTAAACAACCTCATGGGAACTGCGATAGATTCATTGAGCAGCGGAACAGCAACGGCGGTTTCGGCTATGTTATCTGGAACGCAATCGGCTGGTGATGCTATGCGTAACTTGGCTAACACAGCCTTGAACGCGATGATACAGCAATTAATGCAAATGGCAGTTCAGGCATTAATTACCAGAACAATACTAGGTACTTTTATGGGTGGGCTGGGTGCTATACCTAACATATCAAGTGTGGCAAGCAGTGTTACATCCTCGTCTAGTATTGGTGGTATGGGTATGCCTACTGATTTTAGAAGCTATGGTGGCGCTAGATATTCAGGTGGGCCTGTAGATGCTAACAAGATGTATCAAGTCGGGGAGCACGGTAAGCCTGAAATATTCAAAGCCAGCACCGGAAAGCAATACATGATACCGGGCGACAACGGGCGAGTTATATCGAATAAGGATATGCAGGGGAGTGGTAATGGAATCACATTGAACATTGAGTTCAACGACTACTCTTCAGGCAAACATCAATTTGAAGCGCAGGCATCACAAAACGGTGACACATTGACAGTGCAGGCATTCTTAACTGACATGCATGAGAAGGGGCCTATGCATCGATCAATAACTCAAAACACCACAGCAACAACCAGACTGTAAAGGCTATCCATGGAAATAATCGACTACCCTGAATGGTTCCCGTTACCACAAAAAGCGGATAAGAACATGACGTTTGATACTGGGTTTCGAACGGATCAACCTCAAGTTGGAGCGCCGATATTCCAGAAGCTAACGGATGACATTAAAACGGTTTGGAATGTTAAGTGGATATTCCAGCTAGGTGAGGAAAGGGCTTTTCAGCAATGGTTGAGGAGCTCTAATTATTTGGACAACTGTACAAAGTGGTTCAGGATGCCGATTAATCTTGGTGGTTCTGGACTGCAACCACAGGAGCTTCACTTTGTTAGTTATCCAGTACAAACGTCGATTAATGGCAGCGTGGTAACTTGGACTGGTTCGGTAATCTGCCGCAAGCTATTTAATGAAGATGACGAGTTTGGCGATTTAATCGTTGAGATACCACCAAGAGATTGGGGCTTACTCGATATCGTCGTCACTGAGCGATTGCCTAGATGCAAGGAGGGAGAATGAAGTTAAGAGAGTACAGAGCGCAACGACCAATGCGTACATTCTACGAGACCATTCAATTCTATCATCCCTCATTCGGAAACATTCATTTAGTCAGTTTGCAGATAGAGCCTAAAGTCTTGGGCGGTGTTGAGTATCAGCCGTGTAACTTTGAACTCGCTGAAAGCCAGCAGAGTAAAACGCCGATTATCGATGCCTCTGTTAAATTTAGCCGAGTCGCACAGGACTTTAAGCAGCAACTCAAGCTATGGCGGTCAAACACTCGAATGAAGCCGATAGTGGCAACGTTCAGGCTGTTTGATTCAGCCGACAAAGATAACCCGATAAGCGAATGGTCGCTGTACGTGAAAGACTGCTCACTTGATGCGGAATCGGTTACTGTCACGCTGTCGATGAATAACCCGCTGAATAAGAACGTTGGTCGAATTTACACGATGGAAGAATTCACAGGCTTGGAGACGGTTTAATGACGAAATTAGAGTTTATCAATCGGATGATAGGCAAGCCGTGGAAGAATCGGGCGTGTACGTTTGAAGCGTGTGATTGCTGGGGTTTAGTGGTCTTGTATTTTAGGTATGTACTAGGTGCGGAAATTCATCATGACGCTGGCTACGAGTCTGACCATGATTTTGTAACTTGCTATGAGAATGAAGTCGAGTTCTGGCAGCGTACCGACCATCCAGTAGATGACGGGATATTCATTGGTTATCGCGGCTCTCAGCCAGCCCATATCGGATTAATTATCGATGGCAATGCATTTCATAGCCGAGGTGAGAATGGCGCTGTGAGAATGGACAGGCTCATTGTGCTTGAGAAGAAATTCACGAAATTGGAGTTTATGAAATATGCCGATAGTTGAAATTCAGCGAATAGCGGGAGCACCTAAAGAAAGAGTCGATTTAACAGTCGGCTCTTTTTTTTATAGCGACTTTCTAGCGCATCAACAGTTACATAGTGACGTTATGATTATCGTTAATGGTCGTGAGCTGCAAGAAGATGACGAGTTAGATTTCGAGATAACACCAACTCACTTTATTCAAATATTCGACCAACCAAAGGGCGTTATCGGCGATATTCTGAATCCAGTGTTTAACTTGGTTACGAAAGTATTCTCGTTCCTTGCACCAAAAACACCGTCATTCTCTGCGGCTGAGTCGAATGTTAAAGATAGCCCAAACAACCGACTCACAGGGCAAACAAACGTTGCTCGGGCGTATCAGGCAAGGCCAGAGATACACGGTCAAGTAAGGGCGTTTCCTGACCTTATCCAGCAGTCAATGTTTGAGTATAACAACAACCTCAAAACGGTAACTGAATGGCTAAACATCGGCATTGGCGAGTATAAAACAGAGAGCATCCGATTTGCTGAATCTGATTTCACGGCAATGGCAGGTGCAAGCTACAAGATATACAGGCCAAAAGAAGTTATCCCGCTAATTAACGAGGGTTTCGAGTTTCCCGATATCGACGGGCAAGAGTTACCAGGGCCTAACGAAAGTAAAGATATCCCGCAGCAAACAGCAACGGCAAATGAAGTCGTTTCAGGGGAGATAAAAGTTGGCGAAGCTGCGATAAAAATCGTTAAACAAGATGAGTTTGAGTACTTCTACGAACTCACAAAACCGCGCTCTATCTCAATGACGGTGAATGTGAGCTATGACACTCCGCAGGGTTCTGTTACTAAGGATGTGAAGATTGATGCTCAGTTGGTTGATGCAAAAGAGAGTGATGACGGCTCATTGATTAACCCAGTTGAGTATTACGAATTCTTCTTTACTAACTTAACCGGCACTGATTTGGCTCAACTCCCACCGAATGCAGTAGTTAATACAACGAAATTCATTCTGTATGACAACCAGTTTTTAACAGTGGGCCCGTTTTTTTCTCCTGTTGACGGTGACCAAATGTGGATTCATTTACAGGCGCAACTTGGCGGCGGTGATAACTGCAATGCAACTGTCGAAATCTGGAAGATAAATACGGATAACGAGGAAATAGCTGGCACTCGTCAAAGCTTCAATACTGCGCTAAGCGCTAACAATGGCGCACGAGTTTATTACAAAACAGACAAGGTGACGCTTAACTCAGGGCGAGGACGTTATGCTGTGCAACTTACTCGTCGCAATAACAGCAGCGACCAGAGCATCATGAAAATCGAAAACGCTCACATTGTCAGAGTGCGTGAGAATGTTGTTTTTGAGAATGACACGATTGTTAATGTGTCAGTGAGAGCAACAGAAGCGCCAACGGGGGCGAGAGAGCGGAAATATAACTTACTGGCCACACGTATGCATATTTCGTATGACCGAGTATCAAAGCAAGTTGATTATACGCTCAGGCCATCACGGAGTTTTGCTGATGCAGTGCTGCACACTTGGCTAATTACTGCTGGCGAAAGCGAGAAGAATATCGACATTGACGGCCTGTATCGAATTTACGATAGCTTGCCTGATGAACGCCTTGGATATTTCGATTATACCTTTGATGATGAAGATATCTCCCTTGGCCAACGCATCGAAACTATCTGTAATGCCGCGCGAGTAACCGCTTATTTCGATAATGCAGTCCTCACATTCTCTCGTGAACAATCCAGCGAATTCCCAATGACTACATTCAACCGTTCTAACATCACTGGTAACGATATGAAGATATCGTATGACATGTCGATGCCGAGTGGATATGACGGGATTGAGCTTGAGTATGTCGAGCCAGTTCGCAACAAGAAAGACTATATCCGATTTCGAGTTGATGAAAACGGGATTACTGAAGGGCTATCGCGCACGCCAAATAAGATAGTTTTACAGGGCTGTAGAAATCGGTATCAAGCATTAGACAGGGTGCTGTTAGAAGCTAACCGACTTATTCACCAACGAACAAGTATCAGTCTTACAACGCTTGCAGACGGTGGGAATGTGTACCCATCAGACATGGTGCTGATAGCGGATACTTACGATACAAATCAGCAAGCAGGTTACATCACTGATCGAAACGGGGAGGTATTCACAACTAGCGAGAAAATCAAATTTGATGATGAAATGTGGGTGTATCTCACTGACTCAATGGGCTACACAACGCAGAAATTCAAAGCAGAATCTCGGAATGATACTGAGTTTGGTTTTATCGCAAATGTGCCAGAAGATATCGAACTCAATTTCTATGATGGATATCGGGTGCAGTCTCCGTCGCGGTATGTCATCGCAACTTCAGTAGAAACGGACAACATCAAATGGGTAATCACTGATAAACGACCACTCGGCGGCGAACGCTACACAATAACTGCAACCGAATATTTCGACGCAAAAACAGACTATAACGCATAACAGCAATCATTAACCAACAAGCCAGCCATCAGAGCTGGCTTTTTTTATTGGAAAAAATAAGCATGAGAGAAGTCAAACCAACACAGAAGCCAGTTCCAAGTAGTGATATCAAAGACCTTTTCTTTAACTCTGGATTATTAGACATATGGGCGACGTCACTAGAACGTAAATACATTGACCGCTTTGGTAATTGCCATTTAACAGCTGCGGGTATGGAGTGGTTATTCAAAGAGTTGGTCGAGAAATTTAAAGTCGATATGAATACAGCTATTGTCGCGGCTGGTTATATTACTATCGATAGCTTCCAACAAGGCGCTGATTTACCGAATAATGAATTAACTCAACGTAATCAAATTCTTCGTGATGAAACTACAGGTGAATATTACCGCTGGGATGGTGATTTGCCTAAGCAAGTTCTAGCTAGTTCAACACCGCAATCAACTGGCGGTATTGGCAAAGGTGCTTGGGTTAGTGTGGGTGATGCGAACCTGCGTAGTGAATTAAACAAAACATTCAAATCGGCTGTTAATATGGGTCTTATAGCCGATGGTGTGACCAATGAAAAGAGCACGTTAGAAAACATCAAGCGTGAGTCTAGCGAAGCGAATACTCCCGTTGTAGTTCCTGTGTCTGGGAAAGTTAGGTCGCTCATGCATGATGAGCCTGTTGATGATTTAATGTCTGCACAATTTGTAACGCTCGGAAATATAAAGGGGCGCTTAGATGTTTATGACCCCGAACCTGTGCCAAGTTGGAATAAATCCGTCGAGGGGGCAGATAACGGAACTGAGATAATTAATGCGGACTGGCTTTATGCTGAGTTTGATAAGCTCGTTAATTCTTCTAGAGGGAAGTTATTCAGACAAGAGGATATTGGCACGTCACAAGATGGGAAATATCAAATTAGACAATATTTGTGGGTCGGAGCAAACCATCCGTCGAATCCATCTCCCGACAAAACACTTCGAGAAATACTAGTAAGCGCCGGAGTTCACGGATCAGAGACAATCGGTATGTTAGGTCTTTTGTATTTTATGAAAGACTTAATCGAGCATGGAGATGAAATACCCGCCCTACGCTGGTTGTATTACAATACAAGAATACGAATTGTACCAGTTGCCAACCCGTGGGGCGTGAGCCAAACTCCGAAAGTGCGTAATAACAGCCGCGGGGTTAATTTGAATCGTAACTTTGATTATCGCTGGAATGAACTACCACCAACGCAGCAAGGTGACGCAGGGCACAAAGGCGATGCCCCTTTTTCAGAATCCGAGACAAAAGCTTTAAGGGATTGGTTTAAAACATTCGCTTCTGCATCAATTGCATATGTCGATTTGCATAATATGGGCCCTTATGAGGGAAACTCAGCAAAAGCGCCGCATTTTGTGGGTTTTTGTAATCCGCTGAGCGACTCAATCGCTAACGAAATATTCACAAAGTTCACAAATAAACACACGAGAGTTAAAGTCATTAACGGACAAAATGACCCGACAACAACAAATTATGCAACAGTTAATTTCGGTTTGCCGAGTTTTACTTGTGAACATACAGATATTGCATGGGCGCGAGATGGGTCTTCATATACTCAAGCTAGGGATACTTCGTACTCTATAACTGGCGCTGTTAAAATGTACGGAAATGTCATAGCTGGCTTTGCTAAGTTAGCTGTCAGACAGTTATTTCCTGTTTACATTTATAGTTCTGCTGCAAACGTTACGATCCCTGCTGGAGATAGATGGACTCAAGTATTTGAAAGAAAGTCATACGATGCTGGCATTGATGGAATTATGACAGTAAAAGCAAGTGTGACAATCAAAAACAACTCAAATACAGCAACAATCGTAACGCTGGGTATAAGCGGAGAAAGCGGAAGCATAGATAGTAGATTTGCTCCATACTCAACAGTTCCAGCAGGGTCAGCTATTACACTGAGTGTAGAGAGAGGTTTTAGACTGAACAAGGCACAGAGGAAATATCCAGTTTCAGTGCATGTAGCATCAGAATCGGTGGAGGTTGCAATTGTAAGATATTACGCAATTATAGAACCTAAGTATTTAGGATATGATGTCGGGAATATTTAATATCATGAAATGACTAAGCTAGAAGCAGAGCGATTAGCAAAAGAAGAGGCTAAATCGACATTTACTTTGTCTTTATCTTCTTTCGATAGTTCTGAGAGATTGTGCATGATGGCTTTAATTTCTTGAGTGTGACTTATCAGAGGAAAGGTTTAGGTAGCTTTCAATAAACTCAATTACTGGAGCTATTTTTGATTGTTCTATCTGGCAGTACAAAGATGAATGAGAAAGTAAGAGTATAAACTCATTGATCGAAATAGCCTTGCCATCTATCTCAGTTTTATAGAAAACATAGATACGTGATTGTTCAGTGTGAGACGGCTCTCTATTTTCGTTGATACAGTTTATTGAAAGTAAAAGTAGCTGATTGTTGTTCAT